GATCTACACAACATGGAATCAAGTCAAGTCACCACGCGGTGATGATAATGTCGGAACACGCACCGGCCGTTTGTCGAGTACGCCGAACTTCCAGAACATGCCGAAAGATACCAAGCCGCACTTTTCACAGCATGCAAAAGACGCTGCCGCACGTAAGCTCTTGCCACCATGTCCTATTCGTGGGTTGCCGGATTTACCGTTGATCCGATCGTACATCGCCCCGTTCAAAGGACAATGGCTGGTGGACCGCGACTACTCACAGCAGGAGCCGCGTATTCTGGCCCACTTCGACGGCGGACAGCTTATGCAGAAGTACATCGATGATCCGTGGATTGACTTCCACGATTATGCCCGTGATGAACTGGCGAAGATGGGGTTGTTCTATGAACGGCGCCCTGTGAAGAACACGAATCTCGGATTGATCTATGGCATGGGCGTCGGTAAACTGGCGATCAAAAACGATATGGAGGTGCAGGAAGCGTCTGAATTAAAGAAGGCCATTATGAAGTTGTACCCCGGCCTCAAAGAAATGTACCGCGATATGAAGGAACGTGCACGGAGTCACCAACCGATTCACACGTGGGGTGGGCGTGAGTACTTCTGTGAGCCACCGAAGATCGTCGGTGGACGGTTCAAAGAGTTCGACTATAAAATGGTCAACACGCTGATTCAAGGATCGGCCGCCGACTGCACAAAAGAAGCGATCATTCGGTTCCATAATGCCTGTAAGAAACAGCGGATGCTGACAGACTGGCAGTTGATTTTGAACGTGCATGACCAGCTGACGGTGTCATCGCCGCCAAAGTCACGGTTTGATGCGATGGAGACACTTCGTATCACGATGGAAAGCGTGGAGTTCGACGTACCTATGCTGTCAGAAGGATCATTCACCAACACTAATTGGTCCGCATTGAAGGACTACGATAAGAAGGGAAAACGCGTATGATGACCGCAGCACAATGGAAAGACATGACGCCCATCGTGAAGTTCATTGAGGAACGGCAGCGGATTTATAAGAAAAAGGCGGCCAAACGGCCATGGCCATGGACGACCGATAAGGCACTCCAGCGGGCGAAGATCAACAACGTGTTCCGCCGGTTGGATAAGTTCAGCCAGTATGAATGGTCGGTCATCAAACAGCTGTCACCGGCGCAGCAAGTGCATTTCATTGTGATCGCACGGTATGTGTTCTCACAACCGTTGATGGAGTTTCTGCGGTCACGTAATTATCGCGTGACTGAGCAGGATCTTCTGGCATTCAAGGCCTCAGTCGGCGGTGGGTTTTCGTATATCAATGAAGTCGTCCAGTTCTATCGTCCGGCCAAGTCATGCACAGAAACGTTGATCCTGACGCATCTGGAAACGGCGATGCGATCGGCGGAGACCTTTGTCACGTTGTTGCATGAGCGGGCGAAGACACCGACTGAAGCCTGCGCCTTTATCGCCGAGACATTTCCACAACTGGGTCCATTCCGTGTGTACGAAGTCTACACGTCATTGACGTACACGAAATGGTTTCCATTTTCCGAGAACGATCTCCTGGTCATCGGTCCCGGATCGGCGAAGATGGCACAGCGATTCGGTATTCAGACACTTGAAGATTTCCAAGCCTGTGCGGCAAAGATCCAAGCACACTTGAAAAAGAAGAACCTTCACTGTCCGTACCCGTTCACCGTACGGGCGATGGAGGATTCACTCTGTGAATTCAGGAAGTACACACGCGCCCAGACTGAAGTCGTCAAGCTCTATAAGCCTGACTGGTTTCCAGTCCTGGTCGGCAATCGGCGGTATATCGGCCCACCGTATATTGGCGGGAAAGTTTTCAAAGCTCAGACACGCACACTCACGCCGGTGATGAAGTTCGCGAAGGTGTTTCTCAGACCGAAGCTGGTCGCCGTCATCGACGCGATGACACATGGTCGTCTGTACACACGTCCTGAATTGACGGCACTCGCTGCTACGGTCGACTGTACACACGCGAATCTTTCGGCCAACGTTCCTGTCCTGGTGCAACTGGGGTTCTTACAACAAATCAAATAAAGGTGAGGTGAATCGGCTATGGGCAAAATCATCAATATGATCACATCGTGGAGTTTTAGTCGGTTGTCGGACTACCGTCAATGCCCGGCGAAAGCCAGGTACAAACACATTCTGAAATTGAAGGAGCCGTCGAATGCGGCGATGGATCGTGGCAACGCGATTCATAAGATCGCCGAGCATTACATCAAAGGTCTGATTCCAGCAAAGATGCCGGCAGAACTGAACAAGTTCGCGACACTGTTCAAAATGTTGCGTGACAAGTATAAGAAGAAGATCCCCGCCATGCACGTCGAAGGATCATGGGCGTTCACCCGCACCTGGTTAGAGACACGGTGGGATGACTGGGTCAATTGTTGGTTGCGGATCAAAGTCGACTGCGCTGATTACGCTTCGATCACGACATTGGACATCTACGATTGGAAGACCGGTAAAATCACACCCACCAAGCAGCAAGACTACATCGAACAGCTGGAGCTCTACGCATTGGGTGGGTTGTTGATGTATCCACATATCACAAAAGTTCGGCCAAAGTTGGTGTATCTTGATCATGGTGTGATCTACCCGGACACGCCGGAAGACGTGAAGAAAATGACATTTACGCGCAAAGACATCCCGATGCTGACGAAGACCTGGATCGCTCGAACAAACCAAATGTCCAACGATGAAACGTTTGCGCCACGGCCGAGTGATCACTGTCGGTGGTGCCACTACCGGAACAACAACGGTGGTCCGTGTAAGTATTGAAAATATGTATTTACAACCACCAGTGATAGTGGTATAGTATGTCTGTCTTTGATCGTGAGTCATCGATTGAACGTCGTACGTGTCAGCTCGCGAAAATTCACTATGGGGTGCTGAATATAAAATTACACAGCAATGGGTGGCCTGACCGTCAGTTCTTAATCCCTGGCGGTCGGCCATTGTTTATTGAGTTCAAGCGGCCGGGAGAACAGCCCACGGCTTTGCAACGTCATGTGCACAACCAGTTGAGGACCTATGGGTATCAGATCAAAGTCGCCACATCAGTCATCTATGCCATTTCTTGTATCGGCAAAGCCGTGGAAGCCGCGGGCATACATGACCAAGGCCGCCAAGTTCTTGCTCGAGCACGCCTGCGCCGCACTTTTTCTCGACCCAGGACTCGGGAAAACATCGATCACACTCGCCGCGATCAAAATTCTCAAAGCAAAAAAGATGACAAAAAAAGCATTGATCATCGCACCACTTCGCGTGTGCCACCTCGTCTGGCCCAAGGAAGGAAAAAAGTGGATCGACTTCAACGGTCTCAAAATCGTCGTCCTGCACGGGCCCAATAAAGAGCGCTTGTTACATGAGCCGGCTGATATTTACCTTATCAACCCGGAAGGCCTCGATTGGTTGTTGGACGTGCAGAAGGTGCGGACCAAAAACAAAGTCCGCGTGACGGTCAACGAAGCACGCTGGCGTAAATTCAATTTTGATACCCTCATCATCGATGAATTGTCGAAGTTCAAACATACTAATACCATCAGGTTCAAGGCTATGCGGTTTGTGTTGCACACCTTCTCACGCCGATGGGGCCTGACAGGATCACCGGCGGCCAATGGCTTAATGAACTTGTTCGGGCAATGTTACATGCTGGACCAGGGACGATCACTCGGCCAGTACATCAGCCACTACCGTCAGCAATACTTCGTGAATGCGACCTATAGTCCGTTCGTGTGGATTCCGATCAAAGGCGCTGAGCAACAGATTTATAAGCGGATCAATCCACTTGTGCTGCGCATGTCAGCCGACGACTATCTCACGATGCCACAACTGATTCCCAATAACATCCGTGTTGACCTTCCGACCGGTGTGATGAAGGTCTACACTGAATTGGAAGAAGATCTCATTGCCAAGATCGATGATCGCACAGTCACAGCCGTGAATGCGGCCGTCGTATCGGGGAAGTGCCGGCAAGTCGCCAACGGCGGCATCTATCTTGATCCGCAAGTGACGGCCATGGGGCTGTGGCCGTCAAAGTCTAATCGTGAATGGGTGAATCTCCACGCTGAGAAGTTGGATGCGCTTGAAGATCTGATCGATGAATTGCAGGGCTCACCATTACTGGTCGCGTATGAGTTTGAGCACGATCTTGATCGGTTACGAATTCGGTTTGGAAAAGATATTCCGTACATTGGCGGCGGTGTGTCAACGAAGCGGGCATCTGAACTTGAAGGCCAGTGGAATCGTGGGGAGCTACCCTATCTCTTTGCCCATCCACAGTCCATCGGTCATGGATTGAACCTTCAAGAATCAGGCTACCATGTCTGCTGGCATTCCATGACATGGGACTACGAACTCTATGACCAGTTCATCCGCCGGCTGCTCCGTCAAGGCAACACGGCCAAGCATGTCTTTGTTCACCATATCATCGCACGTGACACCGTCGACGAAGTGATGTTGGTCACCATGAAATCGAAGCATCGAGGTCAACAGGCATTATTCAACGGGCTCAAACTTTTGGCGGCTAAGCGCCGTAAGAAAAACTGAGTCATTACCGGCTGTTACATGACAGCCATGGAGGTAAATTATGAAGACCAGCAAACATCCATCCTCACCGTCACGATTGACACGGAAACATCGTGCACCACACGTGACAAAGATCTCATTGAAGTCCAAGCTAGATAAGCACATCCTTGCTACGGTACAGGCCAAGCAACAAGTGCGAGAAGAATTGCAGTTGATTGATACGGGTTGTGGATTTTCACCCGGTGTGCTGAAGAGCCATGCCGAGATGTACATCGATACCAATCGCAAGACGTGTATGAAGTTACGGGAGTCCACGAATCGCGTGGCGTTTATGATCCTTGACATGCAACGCGGGTTGATCTTGGAGGCGATGAACCCGGTTTCGTTCCATAATATGTACAAGCGGCTGGAGCAGTCGAACATCGACCATTCAGCCAAAGTGTACGCGGAGTGCTCACGGTATGTAGGATCCACCGAGCGTGTGCTTGGGATCCTCGGTCGACTCACACCTATGACACAACAGGAGATAGACATGGCAACCAAGCGAACAACAGAACGTGCAGCAGTGAAAGCCGGCGCAACGGGAACAGATGCCGCACCGAAAAAGAAGCGTGAGATAACCGCTGCCGGTCGCTTCCAAGAATTGATCATGAAAGGCACGCTGACCGATGACCAGATCTTCGCGGCCGTGAAGAAGGAATTCGGGTTGAACGATTCCAAGCGCTACTATGTCGGCTGGTATCGCAATTACTGCAAGCGCCAGGGTAAAAACCCGCCACCGGCAAAGGTTGATCCTGCTGCTAAACAAGTGAAGGCGGCTAAAGCACCGAAGAAAACAACGAAGGCTCCGAAGAAGGCGACGAAAACAACCAAGTGACCGCAGCGACGTGAATGGCTGGAGGTGACGAGTGCCTCCAGCCGTGCACATATTGCAAGGAGACCCACCATGGTAGAACGGTGTATCACATGGATCAAAGCCTGGATCAAAGACCACCTTCGCGACTGGTTACGTGAATCACTGGAGTTGGACGAATTCCACGATGTCCGAACGTTCCATGAGAAGTTCGATCTCCTCGTGCACTACCAACCCGTTCATCTCACCAAGCGCAAACTCATGGAGCGCATCGAATGTCTCCAGGAAGAGCTCGATGAATTCGAGCTGGCTTGCCAGTCACAGGATGCCAGTCTACAAGCCGATGCATTGATCGATCTGGTCTACTTCGCAAAAGGTACGGCGGTGATGCTAGGACTCCCATGGCAGCAGCTATGGGACGACGTCCACCGAGCCAATATGGCGAAGATCCGTGGGATCTCCCATCGTGGCCACAAGGTCGACTGTATCAAACCGCACGGTTGGATCGCGCCGAAAACCAATACCATTCTGTACCGCGCTGGGTATCGGCGTCACATCTATGTCACACCCTTTAATACCATCGATGAGGAGAAGTGCTATGACGACAAGACAGACTAAACGATTGACCATCTTTGAAGGTCCGGATGGTGCCGGCAAAAGCACGATTGCTCGTGCGTATGCTGAACAAACCGGCGCACGCTACGTCCACTTCGGACCGCTCTTGCATGTCACCACAGGCCTCATGCGGATGCATGCCGAAGCGATGCTGCCGGCCGTGTTAGGGTATCAGGACGTGGTCTTTGATCGGTCATGGTTGAGTGAGTATCCGTACAGCACGGTATTCCGTGGTGGCCGTGATCGGATGGGACCGGTGTACACACGGATGCTTGAGCGACTGGCACTCCGATGTGGTGGTGCGGTGGTCTTGTGCTTGCCTGAACAATCGGTTGCCGTCGACAACTACATCCGACGCCGCGACGCCGGTGGCGAGTACCTCCAGAAAGTGGAGCAGCTGGAGAAGGTCTACGATATTTATACCACGCTCAAAGCGTCACATCGGCAGCAAGATCCGCGCTATCGCAACAGTTTGCCGACAGTGGTGTACAACTACGAAGACTATCATGGTGAGTCGATCGGCATCACGGCCGGCTACCTGGTGCACCAGTTGGAAATGATGCGCACATGGCCGCATGATGCTGAATCCACATCGGCTGGCAATGCCAATGCGCCGATCGTGTTGGTCAGCGGACCGTTCTCTGAGCACGGTAATCTTGATACCTACCACCAATGGCCGTTTAGTGATTACTCGAAAGCCGGTTCCAGTTGGTGGTTGTCGTATCAATTGTGCAAGACCAACGTCGATGAGATTGACCTCTATTGGCGGACGACGGACCGTGATCTATCGTTCCTACAGAATAGCCGGCATAAGATCATTGCGCTTGGTCATATGGCCGAAACTGCATTGATGACACAGATTACACGGCCATTCGCAAAAGTTGACCACCCAGAACATTGGTCACGCGTCAGATCCTGTGAACCCTATCCGCTATTAAGCCTCTTACAAGGAGTCGTCTGATGGACTTCAATTCGGTCTGGGTACAACAACTGATGAACGTGGTGGCATCACCACTTGAAGTTTCACCACGTGGGCGCAAGACATACGAATGTTTCCATTCAACGGTGACATTTGAAATGCGGAAGTCCGTGCTCGTTGAACCGGGACGGAAACTCAGTTACAAGTACATGGCGGCGGAAGCCTACTGGATTCTCAGCGGCGACAACCGTGTGGAAACCATTGCTCCGTACAATCAACATATTGCCGCGTTCAGTGATGACGGCAAAGTCTTCTTTGGTGCCTACGGCCCGCCGATCATGGATCAACTAGCATACGTGGTACAAAAGTTGTATGACGACCGTGACACACGTCAAGCCGGTCTCACCATCTGGCGGCAATGTCCACCGCCGACGAAGGATGTGCCGTGTACAGTTGCAATGTTCTTCTATATACGCAAGCACAAGTTGCATCTGTCAGTGTACATGCGGTCATCCGATGTGTGGCTCGGACTTCCCTATGACGCCTTCGCATTCAGTATGGTCGGCCACATGGTGTGTGCGCAATTCAATGACACGAGTTGCAAAAACCGTGACAAGTATCAGTGGGACCCGATCACACCCGGACTGGTCAGTATTACGGCCGGTTCCAGTCATTTTTACGACGACAACATGCAAGCCGCGCAAGAGGCGCTTATCCAGTCATCCACGTACTACTCACCTGTCACACCGGAATACTATTACTCGTCGCCTGAAGCCTTGATGCACGGGTTGGATATTCTTCGGTGCTCGAAGCCCGGTGATCCATGGCGGTGGTGGGAGAAGGGTGCACTATGAATCGGCTGACAAAAGAACGGTGGGCGATGAACCTTGCACTCATCACAGCGTACCGCTCAACGTGCCTCCGTCGCAGTGTCGGTGCCGTTCTGCTTGATACGAAATGGCGTGTGTTGTCCACCGGGTACAACGGTGTGGCCGCGAAGATGCCGCACTGCAACGAATCTGTCGAGCAGTTCAATCCACTGTCAGAAGAACAGGCGACGTTCCCATATGCCTGCTCAGGCGCACATTCACCAAGTGGGACGAATCTAGAAGGGTGTGAGGCGATTCATGCCGAACAGAATGCCTTACTACAATGTCGCGATGTGGATGAAATCGGAGTGTGTGTCTCAACAACAGCCCCGTGCATTACGTGCACGAAGCTATTGTTGAACACTGCGTGCCAGCGGATTATCTACTATCAGGACTACCCATCAGCAGGCCGTGATCTCTGGATACGAGCGGGACGGCACTGGGAGCTGTTGCCGTTTCATCGTTCTCTAGTGGTCCCACTAGTTCTTGAATGAAGGCTCGACATTGGAAGGCGTAGAGTGCGGCACGATCGGCGTCGTGGGCGAAGGCAAGAAGAAATTCCGAAGCCTCAGCTGAAAGTCGGGAGTCGGCGGAACGATCCACAGGCTCTCCGGCGCTGGGGGTGGTACTGGACACGGGGCTTTGACGACACGGCCGACGTCCTGGGTCGCGCAAGCCGCCAAGCTGCACAGCCAAAGTCCGATTGACAGTATTCGCACGTTCGATCCGTTCCGTTTGCACCACATGCTCCGCCTCCATTTCAGCAAGTTTAACGGCTTGAGCTTTCTCAATCGCGTGGACCTTCTCGATCTCTTCACGCAACGTCTGCTCCGCCTTGATGTTAAGGGCATTCACCGATGCGCTCCAACTGGCGTCCTTATACGACGCCGTCCAATACCATGCACATGACGATCCGACAAGCAATCCACCGAGTAGGCACGCAATAGCTAGTTGTATGCTGGGAGGAATCATGACACTGCACCCGTCCTTTCCGGCGTGAGCCGTAACGCGGCACCGGCTCCGGCCAAGAGTGCGCCGACACCGATCCCAAAATTTTGAATGTCGAAGGTCTGCGCTTTGGCGACAATCACGTACACTTCCAAGCCCATCCCGATCGCGACGCTAATGAGCGCCAGGATCTTGAGCATGCTGTACGTTTCATTGTCCGACTCGGTCAGTACGTTTTTGCATGCTTCGCCTATCATGTCTTCCTTTCCGCGCCGGACATTCTGATGCGGCGTGTCCATGTGCCGCATCATGTTCGTACGTCGCTTGACAATCAGGACACGTGAACATACGTGGTCCTAGATACAACTTACCCCAATCACCGGTAAGTCGATCACTGCTCATACCAACACCGATTGCGCCCGGCGATATGTCGCCAATCGATCGGCGTAGCCGTTGGCGTCACCTTCTTTGACCGTCAACCGGCCGCGGTTGATGATGTCACTCATCGCATCAAGATCACCGGCATCCGCCCATTCGTTTAACCGCCACCGATGCCAAAACCACGCAGCCGATCGGGCAGCATGCTCAGGCTCACAGAGGAGTGTCGGGTGGTTCACCAGATCAAGTTGTAGGGCATCACCGCACTCTAAATGGTTGTTATAGCCCGTTATTTGTATCAAACCGTGTCCCTTATACATCGGACCTGGCTCCAGACCGTACTGTGCCGAAGCAAGGATCGCTTCAGGCGTAGTGTTACCCAAATCTTGACGATCTGTATAGGTTTTGCCATCACTGAGCTCAGAAACGTACCGTAATTGGCCAGATTCATGAGAAATCTGGGCCAGAAAGCCCATTTGCCGCAGTGGCGTATCGATGCCCCACTCAGCCATCGCGGCGTTGAGATACGGGAGATACAGTTCCAGACGGCTGAGTGGCGCATGCGGCATGATCTTTTTGAGCTGGTCTAATGTGAGTGTCATACGTCCCCGCGAATTGTTTCAACCATTGTTCGAGATGCCGTTCGGTTAAGAAGAGCAGACGCGTCGCCATGTGGCCGCCGATACCGGCCGCAGCCGCACAGACACCCATCGGTTGTTCCATGGCATCGAGGAGCATGAAGACGCCGACGCCGACAAATCCACTGGTGACGATTTCGCCGATGAGCTCGATGATGTTGAGTGCGCGAGCCGATCCGGCTTTCACCCGTGTCCACCAATTGACGAGTCCTCCGATGACCGCCATTCCAACGGCCAGGATCCAGGTGGCCAACGACCATGCTGTTGGATCACGTTCAAGCATTGTATCCACTCTCCTTTCTAGAGACGGAACGACGCCGCCCAGTGCGCCGCCAGTTGTTCACCAACGGCCGTACCAGCCACGCCGGTTGAGGTGATAATAAATCCACGTTCTGAAATGTTGATCGCACTCGATGCCGAATGGTCCGCGCTGTCAGTCACGTTGCGGACTTGGGCATTCGCCACAGCGGGGTTGTACAACACAATCGACGGTACCCCTTCCATGGTTTCTTTCAGACTGATGGTCGGAGAAAAGTTCGAGACGGCGCCGGCGATGTTCGCATGCCACCGTTGTTCACCGGTCGTGAGACCGGCGTTCTGAATTGGTGCGGTCCCGTAGTTGAAGGACTTGTCAAAGAACCGCCGCGCATACCGCAGTGTCTCGTGGAACGTCGGAATGTGAATCCGGCCGGTGTAAACGCCGCGGACCAACGAATGGAGCCCTACATCCAATGTCACCGTCTGTGCAGCTGTCCCTTCGGTCCAGACAAACACAATGAGGTGGTTACAACTATTGCCGACGGTCACCGTCAATGGTGTCATTGTGGTAAACGTGTTCGCCGCCGGCGTCAATGCGACCGTGCCTAATGGTGTCAGGTTGGCGTCGACAAAGAACCGCGCGGCACCATCAGTATAGTCGGATGATGTCCAGTCATTCACAATATCGGAGACGACGGCATTGACGGTCCCAGTCCATTCTAGCACGGCGATCCGAATTGCTTGCCCGACAGCGCAACGGATTCGAGGAATGTAGCTGATGATCTCACCACGTAACTTCTGTGATTCCTGGGCACCGATAATGCAGGCGTATCCCATCCGCTGTGCGGCGGCTTGGTTCTGTGTCAAGCGTGCATTAGTCGCTTGACCGGCTTCTTGAAAGGTCTGTGTCGACACTTGAATCGAAGCGGTCTGTGTCAACACATACCAATGGTCATGGCCATAATTATCGTCGGCCACGGCCGTCGCCGCATTCACAAGCTGGTCGACTTCGTGGAATGGATTCGGAAGCAGTGACACAGGGTTCTGTGATTCCACACGTACATCCGACAACCGAAGTCCCCACCGTTCCCAATACGTCGCATTCGGTGGCGCCTGATTAGTATGGTTGGCAATGGCCCGATAGGTATGTCCATCGCCGCCGCGTGCGTAGTCGCCGATTTCATACGGCTCTGTAGCAGACCAATCGGCGATCCCACGCCGTGTCAGATACCGCACCCCGTTCGCCAGAAAATTGAGCAGCCAGTTCCAGCGCTGGCGAGTCGGTGGGATCACAGATAACGGCCAACCGGCTTGCAACTCAGGATTCGTCGGCTGCACGTTATCCGGCGCCGTCTCAGCCCACGGTGGTAGTACAGGCGGTTTAGTCAATGGCATGACGTGTCTCCTGGTCCAGCGCACGAACGATCGGCGTGCGGCGCGCAAGAAGGTTTTTAATACTCACAGGAACAGGTGCTTTCACTGAATCGACTTCGGCCTCCTGAATGAAACTATCCTCGGCCGCATTCGCCTTCGCTGTCAGATGAGCCATCAACGCATCAGCATCACCGACCGGCGCGCGAAGAAACTGCATGCCGAATGATGTTCCGTCATCACGATGCACCACGGCATATCCTGACCCACGATCGTCGATATTTACCAATTCAATATCCATGATGACTCCTTATAGTTTCAGCATCGCGTTGACGAAGCTCGACGGCTGCGTGATATTCATCGCCTGGTTGCCGCCCTTTGTGCCGGTATTGCTACTCGTAAACTGACCAGACCCGCCCACCGTCGCGCCGTATCCGTTGGGGCCGCCGTTGCGCACTTCAGAGTGATCGTGCAAGACCAACTCGTTGATGGATTGCGCATGCTGACTTTCACCGGACCATTCGCCCAATTCGCGGGAGACGTTGAAATAGGTCAGCGTCCATGATGGTGAGGACTTGGCCGTTATGTCGATGACGATACCATTCTGGGCATTCGCCAACGTCGTGCACAGCTTCACTGTAGTCGAGCTGTCACGATAGACGAAGACTTGCGCGCCGTCGCTGATGCCGGTGCCGGTAATCGAGCCGGCAAGGATGTTAATGATGGCCGGCATACCGGTGATCCACGTATCGTTATTCGTCGGCACGGTCAAGGCATCCGTGGCCGTATTCACGTCCGCATCGCCGCCAGATGCCACGCTCGATCCAATCCCTGCGATGGCCAACGCGCGTCCCAGCATCCTGAAGAGGAACATCGGCTTGTTCGCATTGAAGTCTGCCGTGGCCGTAATACCACGACCGCCGACGACGACCGCCCACTTGTTCGGAATACTATTCCAGATCAGCTCATACAACGGTTGTGTGTCGGCATTGGCGCGTCCTGTGGCACCACTTGCGGCAGATCCGATACTCAGATCATTGCACATGATCCACGTCGCATCGGCAATCGTCTTAAGAGTGAGCTTGATGTCACCCGTGGTAAATCCGAAGTTAGCCAAGTCAGACGCCGTCATCCCCCACCGCTCCCAGTTGCCGAGATTCGATTGCGGTAAGAGATTCGTACTGACAGTTGTGGCCCGATAGCTCAGGCCATTGGTGCTGCGTACATAGTCACCGACAGCGTAGGTCTCTGCGGCATCCCAGTCGGCGAGTCCGGCGCGGGTGAGATACCGGACACCATTGGAAAGGAAATTCAGCAGCCAGTTAAACCGCTGACGTGACGGCTGCAATGGGGAGTTCGGCCAGCCGGCCAGAACCTCTGCGCCAGATGGTTCAGTCTTATCACCGGTATCAGCCCAGACGTTTTTCACTGGCGGTTTAATAATGGGCATGGCTATCCTTTCCTAAAATCCGATTTGTTCAGCGAATGGTGCGCCGATCGCTGGATTGCCTTCTTCGCCGAATGTCCCGGCACCGGGTTGATCGGCAAAGCCAAAGTAACTACTCGCATTATACATCGCGACGTACACAATACGGACCGTCGATGGTCGCACCAGTAAGTCAAGTGATGGCTGGAGCAAGGCTTGCTCATACGGTGTGAGCTGGCGACCGATACCGACCATGATAGTCATGTTTCCTGCATCAAAGACAACGATACCGGTACTCAAATTAAAGAGCAGTAGCAACCCGTCGATCAAATCTTGACCGGTCCCTTGTGAATGGTTCTTCACAATTTTTGCACGGATCAGCAATCGGTATTCAATGTCTTGTAAGACGCTCGATGCCAATCCTGTCTCATCCTCGTTTCTGAATCGATACCCGATACTTGGCTGGCCTTCTTCACCGAAGATGCCGGCACCGGCAAATCCTTCAAACCCAAACAATGTCACCGGCAACGATTCTGGTAACACGCGATTGACGCCGACGATGTCACCGAGTACATCAAGGTTGACGCCCTCAGCGATGTCGATGTCAGTCTGAAGCGCGACGGTCTGCAAGACCGCTTCAAGTTCATCGATCGCCTTAAGGAGTGCTTCGAGGTACGCGAGGAACTTGGCGCTTCCGGTATACTGTGTCGCGACACGTGATCGACCGAGTGCGACGTGGTTAATAAGTTCGCTCATGTCACGTTCACCGTGATGTTCGCTGTGATCAATGTGATAATGTCATCGATGTCAATCGAAATGTTTGCCGTCCCAACCGGTGCCGGCGCAATCCCGATAAAGAGTGATGTCACTGAATGCCCTGGCACAGAGTTGATCGGATCATAGAGCCGTGAAAAGATCAGCTCTTCGCCGATCGACTGATTCAAGGTGATCCAATCGACCAACGCCGCCTTGATACGATCATCACCGTCCGACGGCCAACCGGCACGTTGACTCACATTGACGATCACATAGACTGGGACACCGGTGGGGCGACTGAACCGTATCGTATGGCTATTTCCAATTGAGTCGAGTACAACCTCAGCCACAGTCCCGCGCATGGTTGAACCCAGTGTCTTCTTTTCCCAGATGACTTGTGCAATATCAGCATCCAGTCCGCCATTCACAATCGCATAGATGGCATGCGGTGGTGTCCCGTTCACGTCTATGATGTCAGTCTCATTCTCTAAGACCACGGCTTGAATCACACCGGCCGTATTGGACAATGCACCGATCAACGAATCAAGTACAGATACACCGGCCGTCGACGTCGAAATCCGTCGGCGCGCACGGAGTTGCTCATCAGTTTCCTCATCGGTGCCCTCAACAGCAATGGCCTGATTCGTCACCGTCTGCCACCCAAACACCGGTGTATCGATCTTGGTGATGGTCCCAATTGCAGCGGCGAGCTTACCTTTAGTTGTCGCGCGTGATGGAATATCTACATATCCCAATGCCATGATCGTCATTTCAGCCGTCGTCGAAAATGTGATCCCGGTCGACGGGCTCTTCGCCAAACTATTGATCGGAATCACAGTCCCTTCGGTTCCCACACATCGTAGCACGACTGTGCTGTACGATCCGGCTTTATGGGTAATTGCATTCAGCTGGACCAATCGACGAAGGGCCATTCCAACAGCCAACTGTGGATTCGGATTATGATAGACTTCTTCGACCAGCTGATCAATGTTGCTGATTGCCTCGGCAAAGATTCCCAGTGCTTGCCCGTCGATGGTGTCAGGGCTCAGATCAAGATCTGCACCGAAAATCGCTTTCATATCGGCCACCAATGCGGCCAATCGTTCATCAAGTCGTGTTCGGAGTAACCCTGTTCCGTTAATTTGTGTCATAGCCTCACCGTGATGTTCTGAATGTCGTCGTAGTCTGTCAGAAGACTGACTGTGACGACTAATGACCGTTCGACGCTATTCAACAACATCGAGAAGTCGCGGATTTGATTGACGCCTTCGGTCTCAAGAATCACTTGCTTCAATGCACTTTCAACGAGTGCTAAGTTGGCCGGCTTGATCATTACATCGGTCATGTATGGTACCCCTGCTTCTGTATCGAGAAACCATTCACCACGCAACATCAAGAGACGTGTGTAGACTGCTTGACCAACTGCGGCGGCGGCCGTAATAAAATTCGACCGTCCTTGTCCGTACATCATGTCATGATCGCTGTCAAGTTTACGCACTAACATGTTCACTCCTTATGCTGGCGGTCCGGTATTACCGGCGCCGGCTTGGACACCGGTGTGGACATGGCCGATCAATGACTTCCCACCGCCGATGACGTTCACTGAGGCAGTCAGTGTCCCACTTACTGTGACATTACCGGTGATCGCGACGGTCGGCGCAACGATATTGACATTGCCATTAGCCAACAAGATAACACTACCGGCTGGATTGACGAGCTCAATATCACCTGATGCCGTGATAGTGATACGAAACGTCCGTGCACGATTTCGCAGCTCAACACTGGATGCTTGAAATGAAGCCAGTAAACGCGGCGTACTACTCAACCCGACAAGTGCCATACCATCAGATAGATCGTGCAGGCGATATTCTGCCGGCGCTTGTGTGCTTCCAAACGTATGCCATAGATCAATACAACGTTCGCTAAACCATAAAATACATTCATCACCTGATGTCACCGGGAAGGTCATGGCAAACAACCCGCCGGCTGGAAATACGACGGGTACATCGACACACACCGGCAAATTCACCGGACCTTTTTCTGTGAACACACGCTTAATGGCCGGCTGCACTTGTGCCGTTTGTTTAGCCGCATCAAATGCGACAATGATCCCAGGTAGACACGTGTGAAGATTTTTTAGGCGAGCTTCCATCTGCGCGGCATGGATCGCATCCTGCGATGGCGATCGCTGTGCATCGCGTTGGACATCTCGAACGGTAGTGTTATCCATTGGCGTTAATCCCGATACATTCGATCTGGCTGACCCAGTCTGCGCCGTGTGTGTCACCAGTATGCTCGAGTCGGATGATTTTGTAAATACCATCCTTGTCCAATTTGACCGGCGTCGTTGGTAGATCAACGAAGCTGACGGCGCGGGCACGATCTTTCTGCGTTTTGTAGCGAACCCCATTGTTGTCCAGCTTAACCGGCCCATTGATTTTCAACGACGGATTGAGCAGACACTTCATTGAGATACCTTTGTCATCGACCTCAGGTGTCCCAATCAGACCGGTATCAGATCGAAGTACAGCGGCTTCTTGCGGCAACATCTTCCGTGTTTTCACCATGGTCAACTGACCGTCTTGGATCGACCAATTGCTGCCTTGCTCTTTGGCAATGTTGTCCAGTACGTCACGGGTATTGCCGCTCATGACCTTCCCACGAAAGAGTGTCTGTGACGGCACATCGACATAGCCTTTGGACGTATCGCCGAGACCCTTAAAACTCGACACTGTCCGATCAATGATCTGTGATAACGTCGTCCCAGCTGAAAGTGTCTCGTTCATTACGGCATGACGAAAATCGTAATCGCCGTCGGCCGCCTCAATATCCGTGATATGGTCATTCCCATCACGATAGTGATTTGCACGGATAATGTTCCCGCGAAAGACAAGCGGTGTCCCACCACGGTAGCCAACAAAGAGTTGCACTTCGGCAAACTCATTTGAAATACGCGCTTGGTTATTAGGGGAGAGATTATAGATTTGAATCGTCGCCGTGTTAGGCGTAGCATCGACGGTTTTCATAACTATGAATTTGATCCGTAGGGCGTCGATCGACAACCCAGCGGTTCCTTTCCCAACGATGACCTTTGCCGATCGCTGCCATTGCCGAACGCTCATACGACCTCGTCAGGACTGAGCCAGTAGACATTCACACGTGTCCCAAGGTCATCTGGACCGGCATCCCTCGATGACTCTGATGTATCTGAGACGACAAGTTCACCAATGTCCAAGTTGTATGGCCGCAGTAACGGTGAGCCAAGTACGATAGCAATGCCGGTGATCAACACTACTTGTGTGACAAAGTCAGTGATGGTCATCGTCCAGATTCCGATGCGGTCATTGTAGATTACGTCGAACTGGTATTTCACATCACCCAGTTGTGTGACGAACACCTGCGCCGGATCTGATGTCAACGGCAATTGAACAATCATGGTGCACCTGTCAACACGTTTTTGAGTTTCTTTGCCAGTGATGCATTGCTTGCGATGACCGTTCCAGGTTGCTCACCTTGATTCTTCTTCGGTCCGGCTTGTCGTGTCGTCGTGCCGGCAGCACGTGGCGCATAGATGACGGATCGGGTCGAGACAATCACCACCTCGCGCAACGTCGCAGTGAAGTTTAAGGCGCCGGCCGTCAACCGATCTTGTGACGATTGCAAATTCACACAGACCATGTTTTTGTACAACTTCAATCCAGTTTGCACATCGAATGGTTCCGCTGTTTTTTGAAGTACGAGGAGCAGTTCGTATGCACGTGCAGCACGACCGGCTTGTGATGCATAGGGATCATTCGATTGTGGGCGTAGTGTCACATCACTGACGCCGGCTGAAATCGTCAATTGCGTCGGCTTCATGTAGGCATGGTCACTGATCGATCCGCCGGTCTCAACAGGAAATTCGGTTACCTCAAGACTCGACGCGTGTGACTCTTCAAACACAGCATCAAAAGTTAATGTCCCGATCGAGCGAATAATGGTCCCGTTCATAGTGCCACCGCCGATTGTCCATTCCGTGTCGCGTTCTTAGCAATCCGTTCAAGTTCGAGCCGTACTGATTCACCGGCTTTCGTCGGATCATTGGTTTGAATCGTGATGTTCGTTCCTGAGATGTTCGTCGCATTGGATACTGATGACGTCGTCGTCGACGTCGCGGCCGCACCGAGCATTCCACCAGACGGTACCGATGGGCTCACCAACGATGTCGCCGCACTCTGTAACGTCTGTGAAATAGGTGCGGCAACGATGGAGAGTACGTTACCCATCCCACGAAAAAATGTGGCGATCGTGTCGATCGTCGATTTGATCGTCGCCAGAATTCCATCCCACGTCTCTTGCATCAATGTTGTCGCTTTGTCCCAATTCTGCCAGAGCCACCACACACCCGCGACGACGCCGGCAATGGCGACCGCCCATCCACCGGCAAACGCAGCCACACCACCAACCAAGAGAATCAACGCCGCCCATGCCGCATGGATCGCATATGGGAAGTCTTCCATTAGCTGACCGATGATCGTCTCATTGCCTTCATAGAAGTTGACCAGCTCATCAACTAGGAGGACAATCGCTGCGACAAGAAGTCCGATCAAGACGGCTGGTAATGCCGCAGCAAAGTTAAACGCCCAGAGTGCTTTGGCGGCATTCAAGATGGCCGTACCCAACATGATGAAGAAGGCGCCGACTTGATACGCCAGTAGTCCACCGATCAACATCCCGACAAGGGCGATCACGACACGGAACTGTGATAACCATACGACCGCAGTCTCGACCGCTTTATAGATACGTTGCAGCCACTCCCACAATGTCCCCAGCACACTGCTGGCCAATCGTAGTGCACGTGTGAAGAGGTTGATCAAAGCATTGTTTTTCCGACCACTCTTGATCCATTCCAGGTACCATGTCAGTACCTTTTTTGCAAATGGCAGCAACTTGGCACCGATCACCTTGGCCAGCAACCCAACAGACGACTGGGCTTTCGTGAACAGACGGTCAACCTCATCAGCCAGCCGATAATCCTCTTCCGTCAGCGGATTCATCGCCTCGGCTTCTTCACGGAGTGATCGCAAATGGGCTGACCCAAGCTCTAGTGTCTTCACCAACATCGGATCAATGCCGAGTTTATTCGCCATCGCGATATTTTCTTGACGTGATAACCCGCGCATACGATCGGCGACGTCTTCAAGAATTTGATCGGTAGTCTTAATATGGCCATTGCTATCGCGCGCCGTCAAGCCAAGGCGTTTGAAGATCATCGCGCCGCGACCGAGACCGAGTGCGGCTTGACCGACCATGCCATTGAGTGACTGGATCGATCCACGCATCGCTTCGATGGAGCTGTCGTTCTCCAGTGCGACTTTACCGAGTGCTTCAACTGATCGCGCAGATAGATTATTGAGTTCGGCAAAGTCACTCGTATCACCAAGTGTCTTCGCGATGGACCGTGTAAAGAGACCGAGGCCAGTGGCTGCACCGACAACCACCGCCCCGATCTTTGCCGCAGCCTTTGCCGCGACGGTCGCTTGTGTCTTGAATCGATCGAGTTCTTTGGTATCGATCTGATACCCGAGTGCGATGAAAAAACTTTCAATGATGTTGGATCCGGTCATCGCTTACCTTCTTTCTGACGCATACGCCGGAGGTACTCTGACTCTTCGTCCATGGCCTCATGCATATCGGCCAGATCATTGATCGTATATGTCCCGTCACCGAGTTGGGCCAGTGTGCAGAGTGGTGGATTCCGCATCACTGGCCGCATGGCATAGTACGAGATATTCGCCGACTGAATTACTTCGACCCCTTCAGCTTCATAACGGGGAGTGAAGCTAAGAGGTTGTCGGGAAAAAAATCGTCGAAATTAAACTGTAACGCGGCAATGAACACCTGCCACAGTTCCTTGTTTCGCCCTGTGAAGGTTGAGTTCAACTCAATCCGTTGCCCATCACACATCACCGCACCAAACACAATGTTCATGGTCGCCAGTAATTCTGTGGCATCCATTTTTGAGAGGAGCATCCCGATCGCTGCTGCTCCAGTCGCTGCCTCATTCAGCGCTGCATCCTTTGTCTCTTTGGTAGATACAAAGGCTTTGAACAGTGGCTCACCGATCACACGTGCGACGGCCACCTCAACTTTAATCGCTTCGATGGCCGGCAACATCCCGATCGAAAATGAGCGCCCTCCCACTTCATATGTTTTAGATGCGGTTTTCATAATAGTCCTTTACAGCAAGTCACACGGTTTAGGTCAAGACCGCTGTGGCCACCGCGGCAATGAGTGCCGGATCACCGAGCAGCATGTCCAATTTTTCCACCACGATCGTCCATTCCTGCTCTTGTCCCTCTTTTCCGCGCTGGATTTCAGCCGGCTTCTTGATATAGCCCGCCGTCCCGGCCGCACGGTCCTGTCGAAACAGATCCTGAAAGAGTACGGTCACCGGAATGAATGTCAACGCACCACCTTCTTGGAGCTGCATCAAGCTCGACAAGAACTTGTTCGACGGGCTCGTCTGCATCAGTTTGAAGGTGAACTCACCGGAACGATCGGCGCTGATGCTGAGCATCATTTCACCGGACGCTCCGATCTTATGCGATGCGGAATCGTTCAACCGCGCGATCTTGATCACATCGTCACCGTCCGACCATCCGGTGATCTCTACACCGTTGACGACTACGATGGTGTTCTTGAATGAATATGTCCTCATAACGTCTCGCCCTCCCTATTAGTCAGTCAGTGGTCTGCGTTCGTCTGTCTTACCGCTCGAAGGTGATGGTCACATCGGCGTAATGAATCGCGCCGGCACCTTTGCAGATCGCCTGGATCGGCGGTGCTTTCCGTGCTTCACGGTCGGTCTGATTCTGCTGCGCCACCGGTTGGGCGTAGACGTAGTAGCCCGTGGCCAAGTACATCCCTGTCTTCATTTCGCCCAGGTCGCCGCCGTTCCACACACCCGGTGCAAGCAGTCCGTTGTTCACGGCTTCGGCCAACGCTTTTTCCACTTGCTGTACGAGCGTCGCCACACCGGCATCGGTCTGCGGAATCTTCGTGGTCCGTGTATACAGATACCCGAAGACGTTAGTCTCCACCGCATTCTGGAGCCAGTCCAATCCATGCCGCTCGTCGATGAAGATCCCACTCGCCATCACACCTTCGGCCAACATCGCACTCGCCCCGAACTGCGTGTAATAGTTCAGGTTGTACGAGACCAAGGCCAACCGCTGTGATTCCGTGATGGTGCTGGTCGTGTTCCCAGGCATGGTCTTGAACTTCAGCGTGATGGTGCTGTTCTGCTGATTGAAGTTGACCGTAAACGCCCGACCAAAGACCGACGCCGCCAAGTACGGATCGTCGTTGTCCCACACCCCGAACGTCCGAGTGTACAGCAGATTCTTGAAGAAGTACCCGATATTCGCGGTATCACCAGTTGCTAAGCAGTTGCTCGCGCTGGTGGTGTACCCTAAGACACGGCCATTGGCTTCGACCCATGCCGCCGCCAACTTGAGTTCCGCTTCGGTGACTTCTCGTGTGAACAACAACCCATACCATGTCTGGTTGATGTTGTAGATATTCGCCAACGATGTGGCGATCGGCTCAATGGCGGATCCGACCGTCACGATACCGAACTGCGTGGACCGACCGGCCAGCATCAAGCTGATGTCAACCGGTGAACCGGCACCGGTGCCAGCCGAGGCGTACGACATGGTCGATGTCGCACCCGTGGTCCCAGATCGGATGATGAAGCGTGAACCATCGTAGACCACGGTCGCCGATGGGTTGACCACTTGCAACCGTGTCTGAATCACCGCGGCGACCGCGGTCAATGTGCCTGACGCGCTGACGTTGATGGCCGTCACCTGTCGGAGCACACCGTCGATCGTAACATCGAAGCCACCGTTGGAAATGGCGTTCCAAGCCGTAATCGATTTCTCAGGTGCCAGACCACCCAGCAATTCACCGGGTACGGCGACGTTATAGCGCCGGCTGATAGCCAGCTGATTCGGCCGCGGCGATTGTCCGAAATACTTTTGTGCGGCCAAGTACTCTTCATCCGTCGTGGAGAAGTCGACGGCCACACTGGATAAGTCGCTGTAGAACCGAATGCGATCACCGGTCGGTAGTCGACTACTGACCCCGACGATATTCAACAACCCGAATCCTGCACGCGCGGGAAACAAAGCGCTGGACAAGATTGAAACATTGACGATTTTCGAGACAGGTGTGCTCATGGCGTGACAATCTCCTTGCTAGAGGTGGCTGCTTCTGTACTGACATCGAATCGGAATTGGTTGTATGTCGCAATGACCAGTTCGGCATACGACACAATATCACACGTAACATCAAGTTGTGCCCTCGCTTCCCATTGTGCTTCATCCAATCCGGCGAGGTTGCGGACTGACGAACAACCGATTAGTGCCAAACCCATTTTCTGCATGCTCTCAACGGCCAGTGCTGAGTTCAACAACAGTGACAGGCGTGTAGCATTCATCAGAGCATCGGCACGAAAGAAATTGACCGAGACCAGCAATCGCTGCTGTACAAAGACGGTCAAATCCACTTGTGTCGACGGTGCCAGTTGATCTTTCCATCGTTGCACTGTACTTAAAACAGGATCAACGACAGGTGTCAAATTAGCAATGTAGACAGTCGCGAAGGCTTGTGACGGATCGCCAACCGGACCCATCTGCGGCGCCGGACGGAAGGTGTTATCCGGCCATCCCATCAACGTCCGCAAGAACAACCGCAACAAATCATTCAACGCGTCGACATTCGGCATTAGAGTGCCACTCCAATCGCAAACCAAAAGCCATACTGTTGCCACTGTTTCACGAACATCACACGGTACCGTGTACCCAACCAGGTGATGACATCACTTTCATTGTTGGTGCCGTTACTCATACGGAGTTCTTCCAAGCAATACACTGATACGGCCGCCGATGTCCGTTGTCCTTCAGGGAGACAATTCAAGCGCTCTTTGTCAGTCGCCGGTTGGAGCACGCCGACTCGTTGTAAGATCGACGGTGTCATCGTGTACCGACCTTCGATATACGACCCTGTCATGCGTTCAAGTTGGAAGGCCTGACGAAGACGAGGATGACGGATCGCACGCGCAACATTGACCAAACTCATTCGTCCACCTCATACGTCACCGACTGGACCATCATACCGGTATCGATCAATGGTGCGCTGCTACCTTTCCGTTCAATGGTCGCCGGTGACAATGGCGTAAATGCGCCAGCACGAATCGTCTTCTTGACGTCACCACTCGCCACTTGACCGAGCAGCTCAAGCGCATGACGCATCCGAATCTTCCCATTCACCACACGTTGTAAATTGGTCTTGTTCAATTTGATATACTTCGCCAACTCCGTGCTGAGTGTTGAACGAAGAAATGATCGTTCTGGAATACCACGCTCATCAGATCCGAATTCGTGGACGGCTGCGATCATCGCCACCGGTGTCCCGTCTTTCTCTGTTGGACCGGCAGGAAATCCAATCCGCACGACATGACCACCGAACATCCTAGCCTTGAGTTCGGCAATCGTAATATCACCAGGAACATGGATAATCTTTACGGCCATTACAGTGCGACGGCTCCTGCACCGACCATCAATCGTAGTCGATTGTACCGTTGTCCGTATGACGTCCGCAACAGATCATTCCCCATCTGTTGTGCGGCGACGTCTGCTGATTTTGCAATCGAGACGTCGCCGACACTCACACTCGAATCATCATCTGATCCAGCCGCAGCACCGCCGCCGGCGGCGATCATATTTTCCCACGCCAGAGAATGGGCCACGTACAAACCCAGTCCCTGCGTATACCACTCACCCCACCGATCTTGGTCCAAATGCGGGATGGCCTCGTCAATGAAGATCTGTACGCGATCATTTGATTCACTGGCGAACTCCGTATACCGCAGTTTGAATTCGGCGGGGGTCATGGTTACTTACCGTCCTTTCCTGTACCGGCACCTGTCGCACCGGCACCTGTCGCACCGGCACCCGCGTCATCTTCATTCTGTGTGGCTGCACCTTTGGCCGTCAACCAGCCTTCGTCGAACATGCCTCTCACCGCAGGATTGGACTTGAGGGCGTCCAATTTCTTGGAGTCCATCGAGCACGAACCTGGAACAATGGGCTTGTTCTTATCCGGATACGTACCGGCATTGATCGTGATCTTCTCACCCCCGACGTACAAATCGATGTCGTGCTCGCGGTGATTCTTGACGGTGACTAACATAAGAGCTCCTTATCACACAGGTTGCAGAATTGACTGACTCGCCCATTATCAACGTGGTTGCGGGGCCTGGGATTGAACCAGGAACTGCGGTTTATGAGGCCGCTGTGATTGTCCACTTTCACCACCCCGCGACACTGCCGGCGTCTTACAAGTTGTCCATGTAGTACGCTGACTTCGGATAGCGGAATTCCACGCCGCTATACTTATATTCACCGGGCACTTGCACGGTGAGGCCCAAGAGCTGCGGCGCCAGGAAGCGCAACGGCAGCGGGATGTGCATGACCAACCGCTGATCGGACTTCACGTACGCCACCATGCGCTTGGTCGAACCGGCACCGGCCGTATCCAATCCGAAGCCCGGGGTGAAGGTGATCGTCCGACCGGCTTGCACCTTGGCGATGTTGTTCTCCATGACGTACTGGAGAATGGTCTTGTCGCTGTTGTCCGATCGCGGAGTGGCCGCGATATACGCGAACGGCGTCGGCGCCATCACGATGTCCGTGGGGAAATCGTTGAACCCGCTGTTGGTCCACACATTGTTGATCAACGTGTTGATGTCAGACAGGATCTGCGCCGGTGTTTTCGGACCGGTCTGCCACAGACCGACCGGCGCGTTGCCGACCGGGACCAACGCATTGTTGAACAACCCGGTGAGGTTGTCCACGCTGGACCCGAACAGGCCCACATCGTTCATATGCCGGCGGAAACCATCCACCGCCGCTACCATCTTCCGTTCACTGATCGGGCGCCGCAAGAACGCGGTCCGCCGCAGTTCTTCCGTGGTGAAATCATACCCGATGTTGCCGTTGACCACCGGGAATGACTTGTCGGCGTAGGCCACGTCTACCAGATTGATGTCGCGTCCCTTGCCGCTCGACCGCTTGCCACGACCGGCATAGTCGTAGATTTCGTAGCGAATCGAATCCGCCCACTCACCGGCTGCGTAGCTGATCGGCAGCAGCTGCTCGTACTGCATCGGGGTATACTGCCGCTCGAACACCGTACCCTCGGTGAAGGCCAACTGCGAAACCATGAACGCCAGGGCTTCCTGGGCGTCACGACCCACGAAGGCACTACCGTCACCGATGATCTTCCGCGCCATTGCGGGATCGGTTTGGAGTACCTCCAATGCGGCATGACGTACCGCATCAACTTCAACGTCTACACCGTCGATTACAATCTTTTTCAGTTTCATGAAGTATGCCTCTCTGGTTCAGGTGAATTGCGTCTGTCGTTCGTCTTTACCTATCAGCAGTAACGATCACTGCTTACTGATTGATGCGCACGATACCGATTTGTCCGGCCGTGGTCGTGGTCTCCCAGATCGCGCCTGCGATCGCCACACGTCCTGCACCCGCTGCACCACCAGTCGTGCTGGCGATGCGTCCGTTCTGCGCGGTGATCGACAACGCCTGCGTACCACGCACGACGTTCTCAAATGCGAGCACGTACACATACCCACTACGCAAGATCGGTACCGCATCACGCTGGGCGTAATTCACGGTGTTGTTTCCATCTGCGGATGCCGGCCGAATCGCGTGCCGGACCGCGATGCCGATGGGCACATCGCCATCGACAGTCGGCGCCTTGCACGTGTTGTCAGCGGCCGATCGAGCCACGGCATTGCCATAGTCAATCACACCGGCCAGATCGTTCGTACGGGTTTCGATCGCGGCTTCATTCATATCCACGATCTGTCCCGCATAACCGACATCCTTCAACCGCCCGCCCACTACATTCAGATCAGGTTTTGCCATAGCCCAGTCCTCCTCGTTAATAGCCCATTAAAGAACGCGCAACACAGTATACACTGTCTACTCAGGGAAACGTACACTTACTTCGCGAAGCCGGTTTGCATCCCTTTCATCATGGCCGCACGACCGACCGGCTTCTCCGTTTTCTCGCCGCCGGCACTCTTCGCCGCCAAGGCTGCCGCCACCGCAGCATCACCGGCATTGACGGTCTTGCCCTTCGCCGCACCGATCGCCACAAATGCAAGCTTGACTTTCTCCGCATCCGCCGTCGCGTACTGATCACTACCTACAATCGCATGCGCGATGTCGTTCAGGCCGGCATCTTTACCGGTCACGTCGACCAATACTGCGCGATGGATTTGTTCGGATGTAAGTCCATCGACAGCCACCGACGGCGCCACTTTCTGCGCCACCGAAATGGTTTGCAGCCGATCCTTGACCAACGCTTCGATCGCCTCAGGCGTCGGCACGGCTTTCTTCGCTTCAGCCAATTCGGCATCCTTTGCCGTCAAGGCCTTCTGCGATTCCATCAACTCACCGGTCACTTTCGCCAATGCCGCATCAGCGACCTTGATCCCATTCTCGATCACCGACGCGGCCATCTCACTGACCTCGATGGTGATTCCACCGACCACGATCTTCTTCTCTGCCATCGTACCACCTCCATTATGAATATGCTCCGTGTCGCCAATTCGACACGCAGTTCCGCACCGGGCCTTCGACACTAACGCCACATGGTTGCCATAGATGTTGGTTTGAATCCCATCATAGGCTTCCCCATCCGGTGTTATGCCGGACGTGAAATCCAGGTCGAACGCATACCCTGCACTCAACCCGATTTTCCCTGCCCGCACTGCGGCTTGTGCGTCAGGTGATTGTACTACAACCGTCGCCAGAAGAAACCGACCATCTGGTTTGGTATCGCTCACGCGTCCGACGACAACGGATTCCCAGTTCTCTTCGGTGACCAATGGATCAAGCGGGTGCTCAAGTGTCAACGGCAAAAACCGAAAACTATCGAGACTCTCCTGTTTGAACACTTGTTCTGGTGGTCGATATAAACGAATGATGTCGGTCGGCTCAACGCCTTCTACTAGCTTATCCAATCCCAGTTCGACAGCGAAATAATTTTGGACACCGATTCGTGCAATCCGTGCTTCATGGGCAACCAATTGCCCACGTTCATCTGTGAAGATCGCACGATCAACACGATCATGACTGACGACACCTTCAAATAGACCTGACAGTTTCATTCAGCCCCCTCCAATTCGACGATCGGAATCGCCGTACATCGACACAGAATGTCCTGCCCAGGATGCCCGGTATCCTCAGGTGGATCATCCCATCGATAAATGTTCCCGTCCTTCTCAGCATGTGATTCACGTACTCGTTCATCACCACTGCTTTGCCATTCATAGCGCTCGATACCAAGCGACTGCTGGCGAACTTCATTGAAGGCGCTGTTCATTTTACTTGTTTGATCACGGGCAATGATCTTCGCACGGTTTCGTGTGGCCTCACCGGCCTCGGCAATCTCATCGACTAATGACTCCCATCGAAAACCTTGCGCCAAATTCTCTGCAATGATGTCACGCACACGATCAAGATGCTGAATGGGAATCGATTGAATCAGCTCAACATTGTCGCGAATCGCCTGATTCATGATCGTCCGCAACATAGGACTCTCGGTCAACAGGCCGGCCACGTTGACATTGATCGACTTTTGAATCGCAGCAATCAATCGTTCATCCACGCCTTTCAGATTCTGACGTGCTGCAATACCGGCCAACGTCGCGGCTTGATGCGTCAAACCACCGGCGGCCGTAATTAAGCGCTGCAACATATTCAACATGGTCGCCGTCAATGTCGCATCGAGACCGAGTGTTCGTGTGTCAGTTACAATGGCCAACGGCTTCACCATTTCCAATAAGTGTGATTGCTGCACGGCTGTGATGACCGCTTCGACAATGGTCAACAACCGTTTTCTATACCACAATTCATTTGCATGCGATGGACGAATGGCGGACAACCGGCGAGTCCGATGTTTGAGTGCCGCATGCCGCGGATTCATCGTCGCGATATGTTTCAGTGGAAGTCTCATAGCCGTTTCTTCAATTCATTCAAAAAGTCCGCGTCCTTCTTCAATCGTAATGGAAGCAACCCGGTCGTGGCTGTATAGCCGACGTCAATCGCTCGTCGAAGCCGTTGTTCAAATGTCTCATCACGGTACACGTAACTATACGCCAGATCAATCACGGTCAACAACTCTGTGCACGCCGCGACAAGTTCGAGCGTGATGCCACCGGTCGAGCTCTCTGTGGCACTCCCTGCTTCTGTAATCGATCGCGCCAGAACCAAACTCGCAGTACATAAATCAGCTACTGCACAGGCTTCCGTGATCAACGCCGTCATGACCGCACTGGCTGCCGGTGCGTCAAGTGCCGCGACAGCTTCAGCCAATACTACATTCATGGAGGCCGTGCGAGCCACGGTCTCTGCCGCCACAACTGTTTCCACTGCGGCCACAACCAATGATGGTGTACTCGTCGATGATTCTGTGGCTGTCGCCGCGTCGGTTTGTGCGGCGCTGACAGTTCCTACCGAAATGGTTTGCGTTTCTGTGGCTGTCACCGCGTCGGTTTGTACGACACTGGCCGACAGCGATGCCACACCGGCTTCACTGGCAGCAACCGCTTCAGTAATAATGGCTGTCATGACGGCTGAAGCAGTCTGTGAATCACCAGCCGTGGCCGCTTCAACACGTGCAACTACAGGTGCCATCGAAGCCGTGGCCGATTCCGATGCTGCCACGGACTCGGCTTGCGCCACATTGAAACCGACCGGGGGCGGCACCGTTGGTAGCCAGACCAAAGGCCGATGGACCGCCACATTGAACGGATGTCTAAAGACGCCGTAACTCATCCGTGCTTATAACTCCTCAACGATCACATGCCCGCCGATGGTGACGGAATCGCCAGGTGTGGTGGTTAACTCCAGCACTTTCTTTTCGCCACCCATGATATGGGGCCGCGTTTCCGGCGTAAAAATCTTGTGGAACTCCATCCGCACGTTCCACGAATACAACCGCTCATCCACGATCGTGCCCGTGCCCACCACCAACTTGGTCGTGTTATTCACTTCGGCGGTCAACCCGCTCGCCGCATCGTTGCGCACGATCGGTTGTGGCGTTGGTGTCGAGCCGCCGCTGCCGCTTGTCACCGATCCAAATGCCACCTTGAGCTTCAGCGTCAGTTGCTCTTCTTGTGCGTCTGAAAATTCACTGGATTGTGCAATGTAAATTTCGTGGATCTTACACGGCTTATCTGACGCGGCGGTCAACTCGAACAAATCGATCTGCGCGGCAGTTGCCGCAAACGGAATTGGAATCTGATACAGTCTACCCATAATGAAATCTCCTTTATCGAACTAACATGTGTGCCATTGGATGCTGACTGAATGGCGGTAAACTATTCAACGCGGCCACATACTCATCGAACCCGATGTCCCAAGACCCAGAGCGCGTCTGCCCATCAACATCGTCGCTGAATGCCAAATTTGAATCAGCACTTAGATCCGTTCCAAAGTCCTTTGCTCCGGCATCAGAACTAGTAAGATGCCAATCATCATTTGCCGAATCAACGAAACTGAACGTCTGCGAGTATCGACTATTCGCCCCTGGCGGATTGTTTAGACCACCGTTGCCGGTTGTCGCCTGTGCGTTATCCGTGGCGTTATAATCAGATCCCGTTGGCCAGTTCCAACCAGCAGGAAATGCCGACGCGCAACCAGCAGCGAGACAATTTTTCACATACATTGCCGTGCCGTTGTCGGGGTGCTCGAACCCTTGATCACACGAATGCGCGGTGCAGTTATAGCAATAGATGTTGCCTGTTGTGTGGTTTGACCTGAAACCCGTAGAGGTGGTACCACCAAGCCAGTCGTACGCCAAACAGTTCCAGACGTACGTTGTCCCAGCCCTAAAATTAAACCCGCGTTGCGTTGTCGTAGCACCAACGGTAGCTCTTGAGATGCAGTGGCTAATATAGTGTACGCTTCCTGCGCCTGCGATCGTATTCACGCCGCCAGGAAAATTGCCCGTGCTGGTATTTTGGATTTGTAACCCCTCAAGACGCGCAAAATCCTCAGACACCTGCAACACGTACGCATCAGTCGCGCTCACAACGAGACGATACCGAGACGTGTTCCACTTCCCATCATGCCGCTCGGCTGTCGGCACGGTGATCTTGATGTATTGCGTGGAACTGGTCGTCCAGCCGTCCACCGTGACTGCAGTCGTGTCCTCCATCGCGTAGCATTCAGCCACTGCGATTTCGTCACGTACTCCTGTCAGATCCCCCTGCTCGCCTGATTCCCAGGCTGATAGGCTGGTGTAGTCTCCACCAGATGGTCGGATTGTGTGTGTGACCGTCGTGGCCATTTAGATGTCCGCCGTTTCGTCCAAGCCAGTCAACTGATTCTGCCAGTATTGCTTCACTTGGAGCCACGTGTAGTCAAACGGTCCGGTGTAATCAGCCGTCGCTTTGATCACCAACTCTCCCGTTGCCAACAGCGTATTCCGTGCTGCAGCAGGGAGACCGGCCCACCGAATTCTCCACAGCCTTCGCCGTGTCATGGTCAGTTCGCCGTTAACCAGTTCACGCTGCTCCTCGATATACTTCTGCACGCGCTCCACGCTCACCATTGGGAGCTTGATGACCACAAACGTCGGAAGCCGCTCAAGCAGGCCCCACTGGTGTCCATCCGGCATCACGACCACCGGCATCCCTCGCTTGTAGCAGCCACGCTGATCCTTGGTTAGATCAGAGAGTGCCGCTGCGCTGATCGCCTTGACAAGAATCTCGGCCATTGTTCACCCACACACGGCGCTGACGCCGTAGGGTTGGTTGACTTGATTGACCAACGGCACCGTGAGCCAGGTGTCCTGCGTTCGGCCCACTTCGACCCAGCGGCCACTGACCAATCGCGAGACGATAAACTCCTGTTGGCAGGTCCCCGGCACCCAGGCCACGGTGGCTTGCTGCGCTGCCGGATTCGGTGTGATACTCATGGCAATCGGTTGCGCCGAGGTCAGGCGCAATCCACCTGGCGAGGCCGGTGTCACTGTGTCGCGCACCGCATCGAGAAAAGCGGGATTGCTAGCATTCCCCGCCAGGTCGAACGCGACGACATTGAAGCGATACGATCCGTCCACCGTCACACCCAACGCCGCGCACGTCGTGCTGGTCGGATGACTGGTCGAGGTTTTAGCAATCGTCACCATCGGCAGCGCAGTTGATCCCCGCACGGCCCATGCACGATACCCGGCCAGGTCCGTTTCCGTATTCGCATTCCACACGAAGGTGCAATTAGGCCCGATGAACTGCGGCGCGGTTTGCCCGAAGGCGAGGTTGTTGAGACACAGCCCCGCAAAAAGAGCAACGCACAGCGCACGTCGTAATACGCTGGACAATCGGTTGGTCATGATCAGATCCTTTCTGCAAGGCCGTGGCCAAGCACGTCGAACAAATTTTATTAGGCGTCCCATCTTGGGGATCACGTTGATGCCATGGACACCACATGGTGACTACGCCGACGCCGTGTAACTCACATTCAGTGTGTTACCGTTGACCACCGGTTGATCACCGCCTGTGAACAACCCGGCCGAATACAACACACCGGTCGTTCCACCTTTGGTCGAGTTGGAAATCAGGAAGCAGCCTTTCATCGTTTCCGTGGCGTTGATACTGAACGACACGTTGGACGACGTCGCCTTGCTCCCACCCGATGCCGCCGAAAACGACGGCGCCGGACGTGTTCCAGCCGAATATCCCGTGGCTTCAACCCAGCCGGCATGTGAGGCACTCGTATCACCAGCCGCCGGACCGGCACCGTAACTGGTGGCGCCGATCAATCCCATGAACCATGCCGCCGTATATGATGAACCTGCCAGATGGTTGTCCAGCAAGTTGTTTTTACCGACGGTGGTCACGAGATTGCAGATCGTATCTTTCCACTTGTGTTCCAACGGAATGGCATCGAGTTCACGCCGCAACCAGGCCAGATGCTCGGACGTCGGTAGTTCCTGTTCGACGTACGCAATGGCATCGCGCAAGTCGATGTAGCGTGCACGATCCTCTTCACGTGGACCGACACATTCCACGTCGTAGGTGCCGCCAAGCTGCACGGCTTCACAGAGTTGATCGGTAAGACCGACGATAGCCGCCGCGGACACACCGACGTGGACTACTTCACGTTCGCTCTTCATGCACCCTCCTGTGTATCCGCTGGAGCGTCGGTATTCTCGATGTCGACCGTCTCCAACTGTGATGCCAAAAACCACCGTTGTGTGGCGGCACCGGTTTCATCGGGGTACAGCAATAGATGTTCCAAGTCGTCTGCCCCCTTGTTGTAGCGTGTATCGACCACCACGCCCTGAATGACATGCTGCTTCAAACGTTTAACTTTCAATGCGCTCATTCTGTCGCTCCCTTCTTCTTTGGTTTGGGTTTGGACGATGCCGGCAGATTCAGATCACCGTTCTTTTCGAGTTCTTGGGCCTTCTTTAAGAGGTCTTCGGCCATCGCTTCTGCGTCTTTCACATCCTCACTTGTCATGGTGCGGTACGTTCCACGTTCTAACAACTCACGCGCAATCAACCCGACATCGATTACACCCATATCCGTATAGATCTTGTCACGTTCCGCTTGTGCTTTCTCAACCACCGCCCGGTCTTTCTCCGGCAATTGCCACAGATCATTGAACTCCAACCGAAAGTTTTTCGGCACACTGCCTAATGTCGAACAACAGACCAAATGAAAAATACGATCGAGGTTTGGACGCAGGGTCGCTTCCTGATCCGCGCCCACCTTATCATAGTAATTGGCCAGATCCGATTCACCCGTCGCATTCAAACCCGGTGCTGACTGACCAAAGAGCCGCATCATGGGAATTTCTGCCGCGCCGCACACATCGATCGCAAAGCGCTCCATGATGTCATGCAGATTGGCGAAGGTATTAGACTTTTTCTCATACTCTTCCTGGCCGTCGAGTAAGAGTGTGCGATTGAATGATTTCATCATCGCGGCGACTTGAAACCGCTTCAACACTTTGCTCTCACCATCTTTGGTCGCCAGCAAATTCGTGATCTGCGGTGATTTGATCACGTCGACATTCGACTCGTAGAGCATCGTCGCGACGGCCTGTGTCGACAAATCGCAGTTCATCAAACTATCCAACACGTGTTGGAGTTCAGAATCATCCCACATGGCGTTCGTGGTCCAGGCGAAGTAGGGAAGTTTCTGACCGTTGAACCGAATCACACGACTGTGATGCACAATGGTGGACGAATCAGCGATGGTATAGAACTCCGGTAGCCCGAAATTCTCATCGCTGATGTCGTCCGTGAGTGACTGTCCGGCACTTATCCGCCATCGATCAAGTACCCGCATATATCGAAGACATCCTTTTTTCGCCGTCTCAATTCGATACGGTCGCTTCCAATCCTCCGGCTCTTTGATGTCGTCTAACCCAAGCAAGATAACTGACCCACCATACAACCGCGCCCATCGGAGAGCTTCGTTGACCTTGGTTTGCACACCGAGCTTTTTAGCGGCTTCTTCAATCTGGAACGGTTGCCGGTCTGTATCCTTCATATCGTCAAATAGAAAATGAACCCATTCGCGTGTCATATCATCGGCGACGGTGTTCACGATCCGCTTGGCCAACCATGAACCGCGGTACATATTTTCTAAATGCTGACGAGTCAGAACCGGTGGAAGTGCCCATGTACCATAGGCCCGTTTATCATGTGATGTGCCGAGACCGGCGACGACGTTCTCCAACCCATCATGCACGACAGACTTGTTCTTCGCAGTCTTTTTCATACGGCATCATACATACTCACGGGCTCGCCGAGCATGTCCTTTATAGCATCGAGCATTGGATCAATTTGGTCATCATGGGCATGACCAAGGTCAGCTTTGAAGTCTTCACACTCATCGAGGAAGTCGTTGACAAACGGTGCTTTATCAGGAAGCACCACATAACCTGATTCGATATAACCAAGGCCATCTTGTGCACGCGTCAACTTATCTACACTTCGTTCAATACCTATAATAGGGATCATCCCATCTTTCCGAATTGACTGAATCAAGCCGGTACCGCTGACTTTATCTTCTACCTTCATCCCACGCAGCTCGCCGATCGTCAATGTATCATACGCCGAATGTTTGTCCCAGAACGCCACCGCCCGTTTTTGCAGTTCTGGTGCTTCCCATTTATCACGAACCAAATCGATCAAGTAGATCTTCCCATCCATGCCGGCGCCCCAACATTCCAACACGGAGTAGTCGTTCGCTTCTTTCGTCTTCTGCGCCGTATCCGCGTAGATCCATCGATACCGTAATTGTGGTAAGACACTATAGTATTTGAACCAGGCAATCTTGAACACTGCCCCACCGACTTCTTTCGGATCACCTTGGTAAAGTGCTTCAAAGCTTACTGTAGACATGACCTTCTTGCGTTCGAAAATAAATGCCTTCGACTTCAATTCAGGAAAGAGCACTTCACCTTCTTTGCGATAGTACTCGTCCTGTGTCGCAATCGCCGGAAACCGAAGGATCTTGACATCCGACCCGAACTTCTCCATGATCTTCCCGGTCGGGTCATCGAGCGCCCATCGAGTCGCAATCACCAAAAAGCCAGCACCGTCTGAAAAGCGTGTAAAGAAGTCGTCCGTAAAGTATTCCCAAATCGCTTCTTTTGTTTGTGTGCTATTCGCCTCTTTGCGGCCTTTGATCGGATCATCGACGAGGCCAAAGTCCAATCCTTCGCCGTTGATCGCCCCATTCACCGTTGTGTTGCGGAAGTATCCGTCATGCCCGGCGTACTCGATCAATTCACGATTACGGGTGGCATCAGATTTATTACCGACCGCGGCGATCTTCGTCTGTGGAAAGACTTTCCGATACTTCGGACTACTCATCAACCGTTGAACACGGAGATTGGCGCGGATCCCAAGACGGTCGCTGAAGGATGTGTAGATCGTGCGGAGATGTGGGGCAATGCCGGCAATCCATGTCACCAGATCAACGGCATTGAGTGATTTCCCATGCTGGGGAGGTGCGGCAATGACGAGCTTCGGTGATTTCCCGGCGACCAAGTCACGAGCGAATTGTTCGAGGGCCGCTGCCAGCACACGAGGAAACCACCCGAGTTTCATTTTCGGATTCATCAACCGACGGTAGGCGTAAAATGACCGGCGGGCTTCATACACCATCAGCTGTTCGAGCAAATCAACATCTTCAAGGGTCTTGATCATTGCAACCACCACAACGAGAACATCGCCACCCCTATACACGTGACGGTCGCAAGCATCGCCGCTCCTGCGACCACAGCACGCATTATATTTTGCTCGCGACACCAACTGCGCACAACCTCGGTTCGATCTTCTTCTGACATCATCACCGACAGCAATGGAGGAACGGCTGCGCCCATCTATAACCTCACCGGTTTACCCACGGCTTCACCCTTTGCAAACATCACATCAAATTCAGCCACTGGGACTTCTATCCGCTCGCGGCACGCATTACATAAGGCCACCACATTCCCATATCGCCGTGCCATTTCGACAAACAGATGTCGTGGGCAGACGTTATGTTGGGTCTGATGTGGCAGACTGTGTCGTTGTGTTATCAGGCTCATCATTCAATATCACCGTCGGTAATCCACGTTTCAATAACTCAGCACGCAACTCGTCTTCACTCAATGGCACATCTTGTGTTTGGATCGGGCCGCCGTCTTTCCCGGTCAACTCAGCTCGAATCGCCGCACCGCCGAATCCATGATCAATGATATAGGATGCGGCGACCAGTCGAGTACTGTCACGATCGGCTTGACTCATCAACTCTTCAATAACACCCATTGCATCAGGGGTGCGGTCACGACATGCTTGCTGAAAGGCCGCACGATCTTTTGTTTGTGCCGGTGTCAACCGTGGTCGACCAAGTGGATTGTTGATCTCACCTTTTTTGAACCAGCTTGGATTTTCTTTCGGTCGTGTATAGGCACGTCGCTTACTTTTCTTTTGTCCACCTGGCGGCACGACAACAACAACGGATGAAGTCGTCTTTCGTTTCACCGTGGACTTCGATTTCCGTGGTTTCCTCGTTGTGGGCTTTCCTTTTTTCTTCCATTTAGCTGTTGGTCGCGACATCGGTCACACTCCTTGTGCCGGGGATCTTACGCCATTCTTTTGGGGTGTGTACATATCCATATTGTAAACGGCGTTTTGTGGCCACAGTCCAGTGTTGAAAGGGCTATCACAAAGTGCAGGTAAAAGTAAACAAAAAAACGACCATTAACACTAACTTTTAATAGGGGTATATATTTTATAGATAGTTACCCCCTGATTAAAATAATATATACAGAAATAAATAAGGGGTATAAGATATAAATAAGTAGGGGCTAGTTTTTCTGATACTGTTAATGGTCATTTTATGGTAGCAGCAATCATATACGTATAATGATTGCAAGCTGTTTATTCATTATGGAGGCACACATGCTGAAGGTTCCGATAACAGATTACGATCGGTATAAGGCTGCGGCAGGACTGATTCATCTTTTCTTATCATGCCCATTGCCGATCCGCCGAGAGCTCCAACCGCTGATGACCGGCTTCTATCAGGCGACGTCGACTGAACTCTTGTCAGGTAATCCGAGTCCGGCGACGACCGATCAACGGACACGACGGCTGGCGTTGGTCGTCGTCCTGTCAACTACGGCACCCTGGACGAATCATACCCATATCGCACTCTGTTGGCGGACGATTGCCAGCCGATTACCGACGACGATCCGACCCCATTTCAGACAGGTCATCGCGCAATGGACGCAATTGGTACCGGGGACGATCGATGTCACGATGAGTAAGACACATCGACCGGAGTACCTCGTCACCTTTCGTGATACCGATGAATCCGTGCTGATGTCATTAGTTGATCTGGCCAAGCTGGTCGGCCGGCGAATGACCACGATTCGCTGGTATGTCCGCCGATCGCCGTCCTATCGAACACGCACGAAACCGACGCCGGTGATCTCAACGCGTGGCTATCATCGTGAATCGGCCCAGGAAGGACGGGATATTCTGATCACCTATCAAGGACCGACGGCGGAGTCGCCGTTGGCCAGCCCGTATACAACGGCCGGCGGTCCGAAGTAGAATGCGGGCGCCGATTGCTCCGAGTCTCCCAGGATGCTCATCCTGCGACGCCTCTGGTCCTCAGCACACCACGCGGGCAATCGGCACCTATCATTATATAGCTGTCATCGGGCTGACGATGACATCCATCAGTTCGCGACCTGCTGAGGACCCGCGAACATCAGACAGAGAGGCGTCATGAAATCACGATCACGGAGTACTGCGTCCAAACCAACCTCGAAGAAAACATCCGCCTACCCGGAACTCGTTAGTCTGAAGCTTCAGAGTTCCGGCCTCACCGATGCCGACGGCCATCGTGCCGGCATGCGAGCCCTGACACCGGCAGAAACTACCGCCTGTGATCCGGCATTCGATCCGGTGGAGAGTCTCTGTATTCCTTACCACGACCCGCGTCACACTGACTTGACGCCCTTATCCGATTGGCCGTGCGGCAAACAGTTTTACCGGTTGCGCTATCTCGGTCTGCCGGCCGAATTCACCTCATTGACCACTGAAAAGAAGACGAAGTACGTGCAGCCGGCACATACACGACCGGTGGCCTATTACCCGCCGCATGATTCGTGGCCGGAGTGGTTGGCCAACGTCGACCAACCGCTACTGCTCACCGAAGGTGAGTTGAAAGCCATTAAAGCGACGAAAGAAGGTTTCCCCACTATCGGACTCGGCGGTGTGCAAAGTTGGCGGGCAATGAAGCACGGGATCGAGTGGATCGACAGTCTCCAACTCGTCACCTGGCTACGGCGGAACATTTACATCTGCTTCGATTCCGATCTCACTGAGAATCCCAATGTCGCCGTCGCCGCCAATCAACTCGGTCAGCAGCTTGAACAGCTGGGTGCCTACCCGCATTTGATCGCCATGCCGCCGGGTGCGGACGGCTCCAAGCAAGGGCTCGATGATTTTCTCACGGCCTTTGAGGCACAGGGTGCGACGCAACTCCGCCATCTGCTCCACCAAGCGATGCCGTTGCGCATGACCAATACGCTCTTCACCTACAATGCCCGCTATGCGTATGTCAAATCGCCGGGGCTCATCGTCGAAATTCAAACACGACGGAAGTATGATCCCGCCCCGTTCACCGCGCATGTCGAATCAAAATGTGAACACTTGACCAATGAGGTGACGACTGACGGCGAAGTCGTGACCAAGCGGGTCTCAGCTGCGCAGACTTGGATCAAATGGCCGTTGCGGCATGACGTTGATGAGATGACCTATCAACCAGGGTGTGAGCAATTCATCGAGGGTGACGGACGACGGACTTATAACCTCTGGCCGGGATGGGGCGTGCTGCCGAAGAAAGGGCCGGTCGATATGTTTCTCACACTCGTCGATCACCTCTTCTCGACGGCTGAACCGGCGGCGAAACAGTGGTTCCTCCAATGGTGTGCGTACCCGCTTCAGAATCCTGGGATCAAGCTCTTTAGTTCCGTGGTCATTCATGGTCGCCGACATGGGACCGGTAAATCATTGATCGGCTACACCCTTGGTCGGATCTACGGTAAGAACTTCACTGAAATCAACCAAGCTGATCTGCACGGCTCCTTTAATGAATGGGCAGAAGGCCGGCAGTTTGTGCTGGGCGACGATGTGACGGGATCCAACAAACGGCAAGAAGGCGACGTCTTGAAAAAGCTCATCACGCAACGCGAGCTTCGTGTCAATGCCAAATATATGCCGTCGTATATCGTACCGGATTGTATCAACTACTACTTCACCTCCAACCACCCGGATGCGTTCTTCCTTGAAGACGATGACCGGCGGTTCTTCATTCATGAAATTGAAGTGGACCCGCTTGACGAAGCCTTCTATGCGGAGTACGATCTCTGGTTGGACGGCGGCGGCTCTGCGGCGGTCTTTGAGTATCTTCTCAAATTGTCCGTGGACAGTTTTAACCCGGCGGCACCGGCGTATCGGACACAAGCGAAAGAACGCATGATCGCTGACGGCCAGTCCGATCTTGGTGCATGGGTTCGGCAGCTCCTTGAATTTCCCGATCATGTCCTCCATTTCGGCGGGGTGGCGTTGCGGTCGGATTGTTTCACCTCAAAGGAATTGTTGGCGCTCTACGATCCCAGTGGCCGCACACAAACCACGGCTAATGGCCTCAGTCGTGAATTACGTCGAGCCGGGGCGGCTATGGTCCATGGTGGAAAAGTCGTCGTATTGCCGTCAGGATCGGCCGGTCGGTATTATGCGATTCGGAAAAAAGCCGTGTGGATGACGGCCCCTCTCAATCAAATCCTCAAGCATCTCTCAGAAGCCCACTACACACCACCGAAGAAGTTTTAACTGTGTCATAAAAGAGACCGCCTTGGGTGTGTCATTTAGGAGACCGCACCCAGGGCGCTCTAATGATCTGTATCATTTAGGAGACCGCCCATCGTTGAATGTTTTTCTCATTATTTTGAAAAAAACTATTTACATTATGAAAAAACCATGTTACAATCCAATCATTGAATGTGTGTACAACAAATCATGGAGGGTCACATGCGGACATATCAACAGAGACTGAACGCCACACACTATCCGGGCTTGTTGGCTGAGCAAGCTGAAAAAATGTTGGAGCTTGGTCGGGTCATTGAACAAGCTGAGACTTTAGGATTACCTGAAAGTGTGGTCATTGCGGCCGGTAGAGAAATCGCGGCTATGCAAATTCGGCAAGACAATACGTTGGGTGAATTGACGGATGTCGTCAAAAGTATTCGTGATGAACTTGAGACACACGCGTCGATCTTTGCTACGTTGGAACAGATCGCCAAAGCACTTCCTGCATCGTGGCAGGCCAAACTTGTCATGCGGGATTACCATAGTGTCGTTGGGAAAGTTCAAATTGATACCGCATGCGATGTTACATTGCATCTGGTCTACCGCCATAACACCAGTTCATGGAAACGTCGTGTGATCGGTACCTCACTAGAAGTGAATGCCGTATTCGAGACACGCCGATTTCCACAAAAGAAAGACGGTACCTATTCAGTGGACAAAGCGATTGCATTCGCTACTGAACAACTCACGAATTATGCGGCACGTATCAAACGTCAGCTCACACAGCAAGAACGTGTGACACAGTTCGACGCACTCCTTCGTCCGTATACCGGTCATCAACTGTACAGCTTAGATACATCACTTATGGCCGGTGAAACTGCTTTGCACATCATCGCTAAAGAGAACGGCACATTTACAATCAACCGGACAACCACACAGCAAGTGACCAAAGATGAGTTGGAAACGATTTTGGCCAGTGAAGTCGCCACGCGGAAAGGAGATTGCTAATGACGAGCACCAACACATTTCTTGTTCCCCATCACTGGGAGCTCATCACACCGGAATCAGTCCAACATGAGACCACGTACAATCTCCAACAACTGGCCGCCTTGCTGGAAGTGGAAGGTCCTGAGCGGTGTATGAAAGCGTGTGACATCAGTGTGACCGTGTGGAAAGACATCCATGGCAATATCACCGGCTTCGCCGAATAAGGAGATACCCATGCTGCAAACAAATCTTGATGTCCCATTGCTCGATGAACATGATGCACTGACCGGACGTGTGATTCCGACGGTGGTCAGTTATCTCGTCGACGATCGGCGATCGATTTTGCGTGTGATGGATGTCGACATTGCACCGGAACATATCGCGACGATGAACAGCGACCAAGTGGAAAAGATTCTGACAACGGCACATGCCATGATGCAGCATCAATTCAGACAATGTCCGAACGGATAAGGAGGGCCTCTTATGACGATGGTTTTCAAAGTCTCCAGCAATGTCGGCGACGATACCATCACGGTTCAATTCGGGTCTGGGGTCGTTCCAGGGAATCAGCCGGACGAACTGGCACAGTGGTTGCGGAATACGTTGGCTGATTACTATGACTTCGAGGATCTTGATGTGACCGTCGAAGTGCAGCAGATCATAACGCCCTGATGAGCCGGTGGAAGTCCGGCGAAACGCCGCTTATCGGCGTCGGCCTCAATGGTTGAGACTACTGACGCCCACCCAGTGATTGGTGGCGCACACGGAGGTTCGTATGTATCCAGGACGTTCACTGCAAGCGTTGTCGAAAGAAGTCGTACGCCAGTCGGAGTTGAAACGCGATTTCATCGTGCCGGCATCATTGTTGACCATGGATGAGCGCGGTCACACGCATCTCGGTACGGAGACCTACGAAACGACGACCATGATGCACACGCAAATCGCGACACGTCTCAGCATTCCACACAGCTACTATAATCGGATGCGGTCGTCACAACCCAATTTGCTGGCGACCAATGTCAATACCTGGTTGTCGGCGCAGGATAAGTCCGTCTCCTACATGGTACGGACATTGGAGACGAAAGCCCGTGCCTTGTTGTCCGATCGGTATCGGCCATTGGATAACTACGATCTGATGCAAGCGGTACTGCCCAGCGTGGCGAAGTTGTCGTGCAACATTGAGAGCTGCGAAATCACCGAGACGCGACTCTACTTAAAAGCTGTGATCCCATCCATTCAAGCCGAAGTGTCTGTCGGCGATGTGGTCCAATCCGGCTTTGTCATCAGCAACAGTGAAATCGGATATGGCGCCGTGCGCATCGAGCCGTTCGTGTACCGATTGATTTGCAAGAACGGCGCCATCATCAATGAGCTGGCCCATCGAAAAGCGCATATCGGCCGGCAGCATAAGCATGAACAGGTCCTGTTTAACGTCTCCGAAGAGTACTACAAAACGGAAACTCGTGAAGCGGATGACAAAGCGTTTTGGATGAAAGTCCGTGACGTAATCGAAGCGCATGTCACACCGGCGACGTTTGAGACTATTGTGAAACGATGGAAGGAGGCCAAAGAACAAAAGATCACCGGGGATCCTGTGAAAGTCGTGGAAGTCACGGCGAAGCAGTACGGGCTGTCTGAAATGGAACGTGTAGGTGTGCTGCATCATTTGATCGACGGCCATGATCTGTCGGCCTATGGTCTGATGAATGCGGTCACACGGACGGCCGCCGATGCCGACACGTACGATCGGGCGACGGAGCTCGAGCGTCTGGGGCCTGAAATTCTTGAGCTCGATCCAGCGGCGTGGAGGACCCTGGCGGCTGCGTAATATAAGAAAAATTGTTGTTTACAAAGCCGCGGTCATCGGCGTATGATGACTGCGGCTGAGGATGAGAGTGTAGTCAACCATTAGAGAAGGAGCATCCATCATGAATTCATTCCACGATAATCATTCTGCACAGCGTCGGATGTCATCGATTTCCACGGCCATCCGGCCAACCGCGGCGATCATGTGTCTCCGTGCGTTGGGTTACTTGGGACTCATCGCCGTGGGCATTCTGTTATGGTGGCTGATGCTGTCGCCGGCATTTGCCGAATTGTATGTGGCGACAGACGTGTTGAATTCACGCTTTGCTGGACCGAAAGTCGATGGTACATACAAGCAGGATCTTATCGACGGCGGGTCGGATCTGACTGGGAGTAGTCTGGCATGGGGCGGTGGACTTGGGTATCGCTTCACGGACGGCGGCAGTGTCTGGTCCAACGGATGGTCGCTTGAAGGCGGCTATCGCAATTGGGGATCGGTCGGCGTCGGCGGACGATGGGTATCAGACGAACATTATACTGAGGTGCAACAACACGGCCAAGAGTGGCTGAGTGAAAACGGCATCAAGCCGAAGAACTACAACATGACGGATCGGATCGAAGGCGGGTATCTTCGTGTAGCCAAAGGATTCGACCTAGGTCATGGATTTGAAGTGTATGGTTCAGGCGGTGTGTTTGTCGGACTCCATACCGTTCGGCTTGAACATGCACGACGTGATGTCTACCGAGGCGTCGTCGCTGGTCCGACAGCCGGTGGTGGAATTAAGTATGACCTCTACCAGGGGATCAAATTGCGTGCCAGTGTCGATTCACACTGGACGTTCTCGGAATCCGAGCATCCTATCAGCAGCCAGTGGTTGACCGTCGGCGGCGGACTTGAAGTGCCGCTGAAGTGGTAAGACCATGGCGCACGATTCGGCAGGTCCAGTCCTGTTAACCACACAGGAATATGAGCGAATCGACGATGCGGTGTCAGCCGGTCGGCCAGTGTCGGCCGCTGACACCCGTCGGATCTTTCTGGCGTATCGCTCCGCTGCGGCCGCGTTGATCCTCCAACAAGATCGGCTGACCGTCCTTGAAGTCTCCCGTGATACGGCCGTCAAACGAAACATTGAATGTGCGGCGGCACTTGAATTAGCTGATCATTACATCGGCGAAGTCGTCGATGCGACCTACCAGGAATACTACAAGGACTGTACCGTCACAGACAAAACGCAGGCCTTTGTCAAGCGGACATTCGGTGGTGTGGCGCGGACGGTCTTGTCACTCATTCGTCGTAATATGAACCCAAAATAATGGAGGTACCTGTGCATCCACTTGAGCTCGTGCTGAATGATGTCGTGAAGCAAGTCACCGTAGGAAAAGGTATGCGGCACGGCGGATCGGTGGTGCCGTTTTACGACCAGCAATGGGTCGCCCTGGCGAAGACGCACGGCAATGGATTCTTGACCGGTCAAGCCGTGAAGAAGTTGACGGAGGCCGTAGAGTCAGGCAATCGTCAATCCAATCCAGAGGCCTTTGAACGTGAGCTTCTAGGTGCCATCGCCTATATTGGAATGGCGTTGTTGCAACATCGTGGTTTTCCACCGCCGTTGGAAGATCATGACAACATCTGAAGCCGCACAGATTCTCGGTGTGACGTTACCGGCGACGATTCCGGACATCAAGCGGACATGGCGGCAGATGGTCATGCGCGTCCATCCCGACCATGGCGGTGATCCGGCGGCATTCGGATTGGCCCATGCGGCGTACAAACAGTTGATCCAAGAGGTAGAGCATGAAGAAGCGACCTGCCAAAGCTGCCGTGGTCAAGGGCACATCACGCGCCACGAAGGATTCTTCACGCACACGGCCCGTTGCCATGCCTGTGATGGGAGTGGAAGAGCGGCCGGCACGTGAGTTGTGTACGACCATTCTGATTGCACTCCATGCGTGGGATGAACGGCAGTGTGTGACGAAGGACGAAAAGAAGCACGAGCGGTTACTGGTCACACGTGCACGTGAAGCGATCAATGAACTAATGCGGCGTGGGATGACAGACAAACGAATCTACTTCCTTGATGGAGTACAACCATGTCACAAACCGAAAAAATAGTGGTGAGCGCGTGCGGGTCATTGCAAACGCACGACGGCTTGTATTGTGGACGGAAGTGCGGCGCCGGTTGCACACGTACAGAATATACTGCGTTGTTGAATCGCGCACGTCGGCTATACCGGCAACTGGGGCCGACGTGGTTCATTCGGATGAACGAGAATCTTGGATGGTATGCCGAAGTTGTACACGAGACTCAGGTGATCCGTGTTGCCGTCAGTCGAGCTTCATTAGGTACACACTACACTGTGTACGCCTCAAAGGATTCACACTATGCGTGTGATTTCAACGGTAACGGAAAGACTTTACAGCGGGCATTGTTGATGGTGATCAATGAGCTTGTCTGTGGTGTAACACAGATCAACGACGAACTAGGCCGTGTGAGTAAGGCCTTAGATGTCGCACGTGTAGCCTTCACAAAGCTCAAACCGAAAAAGTGAGGACGACAATGACGGCTATACAAATTGCAGCCATCATGAAACGGCACGGGTTCGACTACGGCACATTGATGATGACCGTCAAAGGCCGTGCGACGTCGAAGATCGGTGCGCAGATCACGAAAGCACTCCGTGACGCCTATGCACTTGGCCGTGCATCCCGCCGGGCTGACACCGAAATGATTGAGGCGATCAAAGACAACTGTCTGACCTTACAACCGGTCCAGCACGCCAATGCCGGCGGTGATGTTAGTGTGGAGTGGCAACTGATCGAGTACTTGACACAGGCGCCGTTTGAACGTATTGTTGGATATGCGCACACCGAAGATCCGCGTGATGCGTACCATGATTGGTTGACGAATGACCAAAATAACAAGCCGGAAGCATGTGACGGTGATTGCAACCAGCCGAATTGTCCCAGCCGAGGCCAGTGATGGGTGTACCACAGCCACAGTGTAAAATGTGTAGCGGCGTGGTCCGGCTGACCGATGCCGCACTGACGATTGAACCGTTTCACTGGTTCTGCCGGACGTGTAAGAAGACCTTGACCGATCATGATGTGCATTTCGTGCGAGACAACCGTCGGGCATAACTGGGAGGCACGTATGGAAACCGTATTTGTGGCCGTGATCGCGTTTTGCTGGACGTGCATTTTGGCGGCCATCTGGAGTACACGCAAATAATCATAGGAGGTGACATACCATGGGCCAGGGTATCGATTTCGCTGCGATGGACAACCCCGAGCATGCTAAAGCGTTGGACAATTTGAAAGACCAGTTGCTCATCGTGTTCACTAAGCGACTGCGAAATAAGTACAAGGATGATCTGGTGTTTTCCGTTGCAGAGGTGGACGACACCGGCAGTGATCTATTTGCATTTCGGATCGACCCGAAGACCTTGCATTTTCACTTTACATTGATGAAACAATCGTAGTCGAGGAGGATATTATGGCAAAGAAACCGACCACTGTGAAGCTACCGAAGACCATCGGTGCCTGCGCAGATCTCATCTACAAGTTACGTGAAGATAAGCGGAAAGCCCAGGCTGTTGTGGATGCGATTGAAGCCAACGAAGGGGTTGTCCGCGAGCATATCATTCAGACCTTGCCCAAGAGCGAGACGACCGGCGTCGCCGGCAAGTTCGCCCGTGTCACAGTTGTGCCGAAAGTCATCTGCCAAGTCACGGACTGGAAGAAGCTCTATGCCCACATTAAAAAGACCGGATCGTTTGACTTTCTCCAGCGTCGTGTGTCAGAGGCCGCCGTCAAAGAACGGTGGGACCAGCGAAAGAAAGTACCGGGCGTGGGCTCGATGTCAGTGCCGACGTTATCTGTCACCAAACTTTAACAGGAGGGCGCATGCATACCGTTCAACCACGCGTGTTCTTTATCGGCCGGTCACAACCGAATCGTGGTGAAATTCGTGAATGGCTGGATCATATCGGTGCGAAGAACTACGTCATTGAAGAAGACGTGACCGGCGGCGAGCAGATCACACAACTCGCCGGCAAACGGTGCTACATGTCCTTCCAGCCCGGGTTGAACCCCAATGTCTCACGGGTACGGACGGACATGGCGGCGTTCATCGACAACATTCTCAAAGTCGGCCACGGATCTGTGATGACGCATTCATGGTACAACTTTGCAATTGAAGGCGTCTCACGTGTATTTACCGCTGAGATGAACCGTCATTCAGTTGGAACGGCCATCAGTGAAGGGAGTATGCGGTACATCCGCTTTGACGACATTCCATGGGTGCTGACACCGATATTGCGCATCGACGACTATGCCGCCGATGATCCAATTCGTGACAAGATCATGGCGACGATTGAGTTGTTCAATTACGCCTTCGTGCAAGACCAGGTTAACTATCAAACGTTCTTAGATATATGGAAGGAGGAATTTGAACCATCGTCGACGTTCAAACTCAAAAAAACGTTGACGTCACTCGGGCGGCGGATCATCGGCATGGGTGTGGCCACCGGCGGCGTCTGGTCAGGGAATCTCCGCTCACTCCGTCACATCTTTACGATGCGATGTGATGAAGCCGCTGAAGAGGAAATCATGGAAGTGGCGTGTTTGTTGTTGGCGCGCATGGCCCAAGCCGAGCCGCAGTTTTTCAAGGATTTCGAGTTGGTCAACGGATACTGGAAACCCACGTACGTCAAAGTCTAAGGAGGTGCCTGTGAACAAGTCGCAACTACGTAATGACCCGTTGAGCTGTTGGAATAAGGCTAAAGAACATGAGCAAATCTTTGCCTTGCTCGAACGCGACATAGCTGCACCGAGTACGATCGAGTTCTGGTGCGGCGAACGTATCCGACTCGGTAAAAATTGCAGTGACGACCGACAGATCCGTAATGCCATGGCCGTAGCAAAGATTATCCGTCAACACCAGAATGATTCACCGGCCAATGTCCATATGGTATATGTCGTCACAAAAATGACCGAGGGTGTGATTGAGTATTTGTCAGTCAATGACACCGACGGCCTGCACTACGTTGAAAAAAGTGCAGACGCCACACAGTTCACACTGCGTCGTGATGCTGATACGTTTTGCACGATCACACACGGTGAGCATGTCATCGAAGTTGCCGTCGACGAAATTCAATCATGAGCACATGCCAAAACTGCCACGATGAGTGTGAGGAGCTCACGTACTGCACGGAATGTGCAGAAGAGATGTGCCACGGGTGCTACAGTGAAGAGGGTCATAACGAGCACGACGATCAGAACGGTTAACCGTCCATTGTGACTGACACATCGGAAAGACGATGACTAACAAGGAGGGTATGATCATGGCGAAGAAAACACAGGTGCCGGCATTATGGGATGAGGAGTTGGCACGACGAGCAAAGTTGGCGGTGTCCGTCGAAGAATCCACATCCACCGGTGCGTTTTTCGGATTGAAAGGTGGGATCCTCACCTTTGACAAGGTGCCCATTGCCAACAACAAAATGGGTGTCATTATTCTCGATTCGTTGCTCGAGAACGTGTTCTTCAAGGATGAGTTTGATCCGGATGTCATTGCGGCGCCGACATGTTTCGCGCATGGCCGCTTGGAAAAAGAGATGAAGCCGCACGACTTGGTCGTTGCCGCTAACCAGGCACAACACGCCCAGTGTGCCGGCTGTCCGAAGAACGTCTTCGGATCGGCGGACAAGGGTCGTGGGAAGGCCTGCCGCAATACACGTCGGCTGGCGTTGATTCCTGCCGGCACATTGGATGCTCATGACAAGTGGGTCCCGTTTACAAAGGAAGATCAGTTCACGTCGTCGGTCATTGGGTTCATGAAACTCCCGGTGACATCAGTGAAGCCGTACTCTGTATTTGTGAAGCAGTTGGCCGGCGTGATGCATCGGCCGCCGTTCGCGATCTTCACCAAGGTGGCGGTGATTCCGGATCAAGACACACAATTCAAGATCACGTTCGATGCACTCGGCAATGTCCCGGACAACTTGATGGAGACCATCTTGAAGCGGCATGAGGAAGCAGCGGCCTTGATTGCTGAGCCGTATTCGTTGGAAGCGCCGGAACAAGCCGGTGCGAAGAAAGCCACGAAGGGAAAAGCAGCGGGTAAAAAAGGATCACGAAAGTACTAAGTCCACTCACCAGACCTTTCACATGACGGCCACGGCGATCTGGTCGTGGCCGTCGAAGGATGTTATGGCGCACAAACACATCGTGAAAAATGCAGTGTTGACGACATGGGTGGCATTGAACGAACACGTCATGACGTCGACAGATGAGCAGGCACTGACAAAGTTGCTCGAGGAAGAACTCCGTGGACGTCGGCGAAAAGCGTTCGTCATGCGTATTTTTCATCGTATCAATCGGCTGCGGATGAAACGCGATACCGCCGCACTCAAGTTAAAGATGACTAAGACGGTGGAGAAAGGAGTCTAATGCGCGTCGTCGTCTATGAATGCACCGTTGTCAAAAAGACGGACAAGGCAATGTTGATCCGACTCGAGGACGATCGTGAAATATGGATCGCCTTGGTCAATATCGACGATACCCACGACATCACCAGTGACTCACATGAAGGTGATGAAGGTGAAATTGCGATTCCACAATGGATCGCTGAAGCACGAGGTCTTTCATGAGACGTCCGCAGCCCGTCGTCATCGACTTTGAAACATGGGGCATCGAAGGTCGTCCCAATTACCCGCCGATTCCATGCGGTGTATCCATTCAATATCCCCACAAAAAGCCGGTCTACTACGCATTCGGGCATACCAGTGACCGGGCTGAAACCAATGCCAAGATCAAAGTCATCGCCAAGCGTGAACTCAAGCGGGCGTATGATCATCCTGACGGGGTCCTCTTCCAAAATGGGAAGTTCGATGTAGACGTGGCTGAGACACACTTTGGTCTGCCTGTCCCGGCGTGGTCACAGATTCATGATACGTTGTTCCTCTTATTTCTCCACGATCCGAACCAGACCGAACTGTCGTTGAAGCCGTCGGCCCAGCGGCTGCTCGGCTTACCACCTGGTGAACGTGATGACGTCGTCGATTGGTTGGTCGCACACCAACCTGTGCCGGGTGTGAAGATCAGTGCGTCAAAGCAATCTGACACCTATGCGATGAAGTATGTCCCCTATGCCCCATCCCCACTGGTTGGGAAGTACGCCAACGGCGACGTTGATCGTACTACACGGTTGTTTCAGATGCTGTGGACGAATATCCAACAACGTGGGATGCTGCCGGCCTATGAACGTGAGCGTGAGCTCATGGTCATTCTCCTACGGATGGAACAACGTGGTATCCAGGTTGATCTGCCTCGGTTGAACGCGGATGTCAAGAGCTATACACAATGGTTTGAACAGATCGATGCATGGATCTACCGCACATTGAAGTGCAAGCCATTCAACATCAACTCCGGTGATCAACTGATACAAATGTTGCTCGCGGCCAAAAAGATCGATCGTCAACAAGTCCCCTTGACCAAGACCGGCAAGCTCCAAACGAATCGCGAAGCGCTCACCAATGCGATCAATGATCGGACTTTATTGGGTGGACTAAACTACCGGTCTCAATTGAAGACATTTCTCGGCACGTTCATGGAGCCGTGGCAGAAGATCGCCGCACAATCCGGCGGCTTGATCTACACAACATGGAATCAAGTCAAGTCACCACGCGGTGATGATAATGTCGGAACACGCACCGGCCGTTTGTCGAGTACGCCGAACTTCCAGAACATGCCGAAAGATACCAAGCCGCACTTTTCACAGCATGCAAAAGA